TATTATAATTTGTTTCTACACCCTCACGAATATTCCATTCAATATCTCTTAGTTCCTTCCATTTTTCTTTAATTTCTTGTTCAATTTTACATTTAAAATGTCGTTCAAATTGTTCAGGATCATCAAAAAATAGAACATGTGAATTCTGAGTTTTTGTTTCTGCTGTGACATTTGAAACTTTGAAAAATAAATATTCCGATGTAGAACCAACTCTATATTCTTTGAATTTAACTCCAGTAATTGCATTACGAACCTTAGTTCCAGGAGTAGTATTTGTTTCATAAAATTCAATGCTTACTGGTTTTTTATTTATATATTTTTTCACTTTATAATAACCTTTATCTGCCTTTTTCATATCATCATTTAACTTTCTCTGTTTTTTCATATTTGATGTTACGGTATTATTATCACTTGATGATACAGTATCTTCTGATTCATGATCATCATATACAGAATATTCATTATTATAAGCGTATTCGTCTTCGTACATTATAAAGAATAAGTAAGAAAAATATATATACTAATATATATTATGATATTATATATCATGTAAAATATTTATATTGTTTTAAATTTATTATATTTAGATGATATGGAAAATGTTAAAGAAATAATTTGTAATTATAATATAATATAACATGGAACAAAACCAACAAATAAAAAATGAAAATAATCAAAAAGAATCAATAGAAGTCATAGAACCCGAACCACTCAAAACAATAGTCGAAGAAGAAGATGATCAGGAATCAATAGAAGATGAATCTGAAATAGAACAAGAAAATCTTATCAAACCAATATATACCCCTGAAAATAAAACATATAAATATATTGATCATGATCAATTAAGTAAAACACTAAATTTCACAGATATAACAACTTCAAAAAACGTCATTTTTTGTGCATATAGTATTAATACAGAATGTTATATCGAAGGTAGATTATCTAATCAAGAAGACATAGAATTATTAGATGATATAGAAAAGAAATATAATGAGAAATATCCATTTTTACAATTTATTACATATAAAAATAAAGATATCTATGATTTTCCATCTAGAGAACATAATTTTATTACTTCTTTTATAAATTCAAATGAAGAAGAAAAATCACAAGAACAAATTCATTTTGAAACAGAAAATTTTAATTATTTATTATCACTATTTCAAGAATCATTTGTATTACATACTGAGAAGATAAATTTTAAAAATATATATAATGGTTTCATAGAAAAAGATAATAATTTATTTGTATTTTATGATGTTTCATTTTTTATTAAAAATTTAAAACCCGAATATACAGTTTCGATTATAGATGAATTATTATACAAGAAAAAAATATATTCTACACAAGTAAATCCAGTTATATCAACATTTTTCAAAGATAACAAGAATATTTCACGTTTACAATCATTAGATGATTATATTTATCCATTCCCATTTCAATTATACATGTGTAATTTTACAGATGAATATGAGAACATTAGAAAAGATGATGTAATTGATAGTGATTATCAAACTATCGATCATCCATTTTTAAGAACAGCGTATTATTTCACTTCATATCCTATATTTGATAATGAACAAACAGAACAATTACAAAGATATGTATGTTTTATTATTAATGGACTCTATTTAATGAAAGACATTTCAACTGAAATGACAGACGATGAAAAACCGGAATATGAAGATAAAATATTAGCAGCCTCAACAATATACTTTCATGAAAATGATTTACAATTATGGGGTGTAAAAAATATTGGACATTTTACAAAAATATAAAAAATTGAATTATATATTATAATATATAATGCAAGAATATATTTGCGAAAACTATCAGTATAAAATGGAAAATACTACCAAAGAAATCTTCAATAACTTTTATCGTTTTCATAATACCATTTATCCTACTGGAGATAAATTATATTCACCAGAATTACATAATAATTCCCAATTTGGCGTATTAGAATTAAATTGTAATAAATGTGAAGATAATGCACAGGAAAATATGATATTTGATATTGCATTCAGTATCGACAATTCTGGTTCTATGTCGGAATTATATAAAGACAAAATGTCGAAAATGGATTATGTAAAACATACAATAAAAAGTATTTTACGAGTACTTTCTGAGAAAACAAATATAACAGTAAACATATATTTACAAACATTTAATAATGAAGTAGAAGAAATAATAGATTTTATTACTATTACACCAGAAAATCTAGATGAAATAAATAAAAAGATAGCAAATATTTATCCATGTGGTTATACAAATTTAAAAAAACCAATTGAAAAAATGAGTGAAATTATGTATTCAAGAAGAGATGAATATTTAAATAATATTCGTGTTCATATAGAATTAACAGATGGACATGATACAAGTGATAATTCAAATGAAGATATTATAAATTGTGTAAACAATGAATATAAAAATATATTTATTGGATTTGGTGAAAGACATAATAGTATTCTATTAGATTCAATGGCGTATTTTCCTAATGATGAATATAGATTTATAGATAGATTGGAATTATGCAGTTTAGTTTATGGAGAAATTATTCATAATATAATTAATATATCTGCAGAAATGTGTACTATAAATATTGAAAATGGAAAAATATATAATTGGTATACAAATGAATGGACAGAATATTTTTATATTGGGGATATTTCCTATGGTATGGAAAAAATATATCATATACAAAGTAATAATCCAAAAGAATTTAAATGTAAATTAAATGGAATTTATTCAAAAGATATAATCGATTTCAGTGATGAATTTGTTGAATTACCTAATCTTGAAACAGAAGATGGTGAAGTATGTGTTATTGATCATACAAAATATATGTATAGACAAATGGTACAAGAACTATTATTCGAAGTAAAAGAAAAAATAATTAAATATAAGATTGATACAAATAAAGAACAAAAAAAAATATTGAAAAAATATTATGAAAATATCGAAAAATATATGAATGATAATAATTTAAATGACGATCTATTTTGGAAATTACTATTAGATGATATTTACATAACATATAGGTCACTTGATACAGAATATGGACATATGTATACAACATCTAGACATAATTCGCAAGGTAGACAAGATACATATACTGTAAACAATATTGATGATACAATCAATAATGATATTCAATTATGCATATCTATACCCAAGTTAAAAAGAAATAATTATTTTAATAGTATTGAAAATGAAAACACGGTAGAATACAATGATATTTTAAATCATAATGTTTTAGATAATACACAAAGTCCATATACAAATACTGATTTAATGGATACAATAACGAATGTATCATCATGGATGTGATCTAGAAAAGAAGTTCTCTAACAAAACAATGACCATATTGTGAATGATATAATATATGCTGACTATATCGATTATTTGTTCTCAAATCGATACATTCATCTCCTCCATATAAAAATACTATTTCATCTCTAGTATAATTATTTATTACTGTATCCCAATGAGCCATTCCATTCATACTACCTTCATATCCTTCATCGGGTCCTACTTTTCCATATATAACAACATCAAAGAATTTATTTTTTATTTTATCCTCTATTTCTTTATCAGAAAAGGAATAATCATCTTTCAAACGTCTTGAATATGTAAATCCATTTCCATATAAATTCTTTTCTTTTGGAAATGATTCATATAAGAAATCCAATTTTGGATATTCTACTGCAACACCACCTTTTTTTTGTATATATCTCTTCATACCAATCCAAAATGTTTCACGAGTATAATTGACACCAATATCACCCATTATTAATAAAATATTCTTTATTCTAGGTAAATGCGACATTTTTTTGACAAAATATTCGGCAGTTGATGATGCAGAACAATGTTCTCGAACATGTTGTAATAATTTCTTTACATAGATATCATATTCTATTTTATTATCATAATTCCATGATAATAGTTTGCTATTTGCTTCCTTTATTAATTCTTTCGGAAATGTAGTTAAAATATCTGGTGGACAATTATCCAAATCTTTGAAAATAGGTATACATCCATTCGCCATTATTTCGTAGTGTCGTAAACAATCCCAACCGCCTTTTTTCATAGTATGTGCAAATAACGATTTTTGATACATTTCATTATATTCCTTTTCTTGTCCTGGTCCATAAGAATATGTTGATTTTTCACCAGGTATAAGAGGCGCTATTTCTATATTTTTTTTTCTTAATACATCATCATTTACTATACATTCATCGGGAATACAATACGAGAGAGGATATATATTTGATTTCAAAAAAGGATGATAATGAATATTATAAACTTCATGGTGTGTTAATGGCTTTACATATAACAATATATCAGTCCATTCTATTTTACCTAATGATTGAGAATGATAAAATCCTGTTTTAGGAATATATCTTTTCAATTTATTCTTAGAAATAAAACTCATAAACCAACACAATGTACTATTACTATGCAATAAAATAGGACAATCTCTCATTACTGCACAATCATGATATATATCTTCTTGTATAAGAACAGGATTCCATTTCTGGAAAAAATCTAAATAACGACGTTCCCATTCATGACGTATTGTATCACATACAATATACAATTTATTGAATTTTGTATTGGATAAAATATGAAAATAATGTGTTGGAGGTATTATATCACTTGTTTCCCTCGGTAATTGTATAAAATCATCAAGTCTAAGTGATATAACAATATCATTATGTTCAAATTTGTATTTATGATTGTTTTTTATAAAATCACACATATATTCTTTTTTACCATTATAACCTATCCAATAATCATCTGTTTGATATAATTCTTTTACTAATTGTTCTCGAAATGGTATATAATATTCATCTTTTTGAAAGAAACCATCACATATTATATTCAACGATGAATCTAAATTCTGTATAGCATTCGATGCGTTATTATCATTAATATAATATGCACCCTCTTTATTACATTCTTTTATTTCCTCTATAGGTATAAAAACATGTCCATATTTCATCGAAATTACCTTTGAAAATAAATACTGAAATAAGATGTTTCCTGTTCTCGCAGTGTTCTTTTTAGTAAATGTAACGAAAGGCATTATATTTTTAGATATATCCAATTTTTTATATTTTTATAGGTTCAAAGAATATAAATAATATATTTGTTATAGTTATATTTGGAAATGGATAATAGTAAAAACATAACAATTCCAGAGAACTTTCGTAGTATTATTTCAGACTTTGTGAATGATTTATCTACTACATTTCCCGAATATTCTCATTTGTGGATAAAATGGGGTTCTCCGGATTTATCAGAAAATGAATTAGTATCTTTATTTGAATATTTTACAAAGGTTTTTCCTGAAAGATTTTTCGATATATTATATCAAAATGATGATATATTCAAAGCTGGTTCAGACACAAATACATTTTTCTTACCAGATGTAGATTTCAAAATTCTTTTCAATTGTTATAATATAACTACAAATACGAAGAATGCGATGTGGAAATATCTTCAAATTATTTTATTTACAATTATAGGTTCTGTTGAAAATAAGTCTATGTTTGGTGATACAATGAATTTATTTGATGGTATCGATGAAGGTGAATTGCAGACTAAATTAGAAGAAACAATGGAGAACATTGGTTCCTTTTTTACAAAAATGTCTGAAGAAAATACAAATAATAGTGAGAAAACTGATGATAATAAAGAAGATAATAAAGAAGATAATAAAGAAGATTCTGAAAAACAGACATTTGATTTTAAAAATATGAATATTCCTAATCCAGAAGAAATACATCAACATCTTAAAGGTTTATTCGATGGAAAAATAGGAAAATTAGCAAAGGAATTAGCAGAAGAAATAACAAATGATATTACAGGTATTTTTGGAGATGATATGAAAGATATAAAAAGCACACAAGATGTTTTAAAGAAAATGATGAAAGATCCGAAACGTATGATGGATTTGGTAAAGCTCGTTGGAAAAAAATTAGATAACAAAATGAAGAGTGGAGAAATATCCCAAGATGAAATAATGAAAGAAGCTAGTGAACTTATTGGTAAAATGAAAGGTATGGGCGGTAATCAAGATATGAATGATATGTTGAAACAATTTGCAAAACAAATGGGTGGAATGGGTGGACTAGGTGGACTAGGTGCATTAGGTGCACTCGGTAAAAATGCAAGAGTAGATACAAATGCAATGAACAACGCTATGAAAAAAATGACAATGAAAGAAAAAATGAAGGAGCGTTTAGAGAAAAAGAAACAAATTGCAGCGGCAAATTTATTAAAACAACAAGTAATGAAATCGTCATTTCATATGGAACAAAAAGATAAGAATGCCTTTGTATTTAAATCAGAAGAAACTCAAGAAAAAAGTCATACAAAACAAATGGAAAGAGAAGTGGATAATATTATGGCTGAGCTAGGTTTATCAAATGAATCACTCGTTGAAGATAAACAAAAAGATAAAAAGAAAAAGAAAGGAAAAAAATAATATCAAACAAATGTATATATCATGGGATTTGAAATTTTCAAAAATATGAATATCATGAAATATATAAATGTACCAATATTTATTATTAGTTTAGCTATTGGTTTATTTATTGTTTATATAACTATGCCTGATATGCGTAAAATATACGTGTATCCTACACCAGAAAATATAGATATTTTACAATATAGAGATAAAACAAAGAGTTGTTTCCAATTCAAACAGAAGGAGGTTTCTTGTCCTGCAAATGAATTAGAAATATCTAAAATTCCTGTACAAACATGAATAGCATACAAAATAACAATATAATATGAATAAAATTATATTCGTATTATGTATATGAACTTGAAAAGGTTATTGAATACTCCCATTGGAGTTGCTTTTATATCTATCTTACTTGGTTTAGGATTAGCTACTCTATTTAGAAAAGTATGTACAGATAAGAATTGTATTGTTTTTAATGGACCTGTAATAAGTGATATTTCTGGTAAAACATACAAATATGATGATAAATGTTATAAATATGAAGCTACTCCTGCAAAATGTGATTCCACAAAAAAAATAATTGATATTAAAAGTCCTGATGAACTAGATGATAATAACGCAAAACCATATAGTCTATTTTCGAAATAAATAAATTGATCATGTGATATTATACACTATATTCTATAATATCACTATATATCGTCAATATCCATTCCTGCTTCTAACCATGCAGAAATTCTTCTAGGATGACAAGCTGTCAAAATCAATTCTTCTTTGAGTTCTTTATGTGCTTCACGCATTGCTACATAATCATACACAAATATAGAAGGATTCGATGAAATATATTCCCAATTTATTTTATTTTTATTATTTTCTAGTATATGAATAGCATTTGGATTCATTGATAAATAATGATAATTGATTTTTTTTGGATTTTGTTCCAATATATGAATAGCATTTAGATTCAATGATAAATAATACCAATTTATTTTATCCTTATTTTTTTCCAAAATGTGAATAGCATTTGGATTTTTTGATAATTGAACCCAATCTATAAGCTGTTGATTTTTTTCTAATAGATGTATAGCATTTGGATTCTTTGATAAATAATTCCATACAATTTTATGTTTTTTCTTTTCCAATATATGTATAGCATTTGGATTTTCAGATAACGAGTACCAATTTATTTTATTTGGATTTTGTTCTAATAGATGTATAGCTTTTGGATTTTCGGATAATGAATACCAATTTATATTATCTATGTTCTTTTCTAATATACTTATAGCATTAGGATTTTTTGATAATTTAATCCAATCTATTTTATCTTGGTTTCGTTCTAATATATGCACTGCATTTGGATTTTCAGATAATAAGGACCAATCTATTTTATCTTGTTTCTGTTTCAATAGATGCACCGCATTTGGGTTAAGTGATAATACACCCAAGTCCAACTTATCTTGATCTATCCAATCTCTTAATTTCATCGGTATATTGTGTGACATTTCTATTGATTATATATTTCAATGGTGTATAATAAATACAATCAATTTTTTACTATTCGTTAACTATACAATATTTAGTTATTTCATATTGTATAGTTATTGGATGAGTGAAAACATTACGCGTATTTCAGATTTACCAGAAAATATAACAATGCAATTACCCCCATATGGAGTATCAACTGCGCCAATTTCTACTGGAAATAATCATGGAATGGAACCTGGAGGACAAAATACATATATTCCAATGAATGTTCATCCTAATCCATATGGTAATGGACAACCTTCTGTAATGCCTCCTCCAATAACACAACCTCCACGAAATGAAATGTATATGGGTGGGGGTTCACCACCTCATATGGATAGCCAAGCAATGTTTCAAAATATACCTCAACAACGTCTTCCATCTCGTGATATACCTATAGATACAACAGATTATTTACAAGATGAACAAGTACAAGCTAATTATATTTCAAAAGCGAAATTATCATCAGATTTTGTAAGAGAATATGAAGATCTTACAGATAAAAAATTGGAAAAACACGAACAGAAAAAATATAGGGAAAAAATGATAGATAAAATAATTGTAGAAATACAAACACCTGTTATAATAGCATTATTATTTTTTGTATTTCAATCTCCTTTTGTAAATTCCTTCTTATTTAAACGTTTTTCTGTTTTCTCTTTGTATAATAGTGATGGAAATATTAATTTTTATGGTCTTATTTTAAAAAGTATTTTATTTGGTATGTTATTTTATTCAATTACAAAATTTACACAATTATTAAGTGAAATATAATATTTTTATATTTTATATGAAAAATATAAAGAGAAATAATACAAAAAGGAAAAAATATACAAAATCAAAAATAAGACAGAGAACAATGAAAAAAGGTGGTATTCGAACATCAAATACGAGTACTGCATTAAATCAAACAGAATCATCTACTAATCGACGCATAAATATAATGGAAGGAACTAATGGAATTGATATTGATTCTGTAAAAGATAAAATTCGTTTAATTGAATTTATTGATTATATATATATTGCATTAGGTTCTGCAGTTCATGAAAATAATGATTTTTCAAAATATCAAACTATTCCAAATTTTTTAGATAAAGATAAAAAGGTATTAGTAATACTATATGATGATTTTACTAGTGAAACTAGTAACGAAAATTTGGAAAAATGTATAAAAAAACGTCCTAATTGGGTTTTCTTAATTGTAAATAGAGATAGAACTAATGAAAATAATTCAAATATTAATGGAATAAAAAATAATCTTAGAAAGTTTTTAATAACTGTTATTGAATGTATACATGAAAAACATATCGATAATTGGTTAATATCTAATTATATTGCATTTAGAGATCCTGGTAGAATTGAAATAGGAATACTTAATGGAACAATTTCAGTGTTTAATGAATTCAAAACTGGAAATGAAGAACATTTGTTTACGTGGAATTACGATAATACTAATATTATAAAAAATATTAGTAATAATCAAATAAAAAAAAATATAAAATAAAATTGAATTTGTAATAAAATATACAAACTCAATATAATTACATATGTCAAATAAAATTATATTTACCTTTTATCATGATAAATATACCATGTCTCCAAAAATGAAAGAAAATTGGAAAAATATTGTTCTCGAAAACTCTGAATTCGAATGTAAATTATTTGATATAATAGATGCTATTGAATTTTTTCATGAAAATTACAATAGTGATGTATTGCAAACATTTATGAAATTGAAACCATATTCTTATAAATCAGATTTATTCAGATATGCATATATTTACATACATGGAGGTATATATATCGATATAAAGTATTCTTCAATGAATAACTTTCATTTTCATTCTCTTATTCAAAATAATGAATATTTGATTAGAGAACCTTTTGGTATACAAACTTGTTTACTAATAAGTAAACCGAATAATAAACTATATTTATATTGCATAAATAAAATTATACAACATGTTAAAAAGAAATGGTATGGAATAAATGCACTTGGTATAACAGGACCATTATTAATTTCTTATATATATTTTAATTATTTTGTTAAAAAATATGAGAACAATCCATATACACAATTGTATGATATATTTGAAGAAGAATCAATAGAAATTTTAGAAAATAATAAAATATTATTGAATCCAAAACCAAATTATTCGCCATGTATTGATTCACATTTACAATTAGAATGGAAAACGGAGAACAATTTTCAACAAATTTTTTATCAAAATAATCTTATTTTACAAGAATATTCTGAATATCGTAATGATTTGAAATATCAAAATAATCAAGAAAAACATTATATGGAACAATTTCGTGAAAAAGATATTTACCTACTATAAAATTGAATTTATAACAACATAATAATTAAATGCATTATAAGAAATATATCAATAATGGAATCGAAAAGATTAATTATCAAGAAAACTAATAATACCAAAATGAAATCTTTTCGTTTATTGGATTTTCATACATATGATGAACGTCCAAACAATGAACAGTCAGTATCATCAAATGATGCAAATGAAAAAACTTATAGAAAAGATGAAGCCACTTTCATGATTCAAATGTTTGGTATTAATGAAACTGGAGAAACATGCTGTATATATGTGAATGATTTCCATCCATTCTTTTACGTGAAAGTAGGTGATAATTGGACACAACGAGAAGCAAAAGAATTTATATCTTATGTAAATACAAAAATTGGAAAATATTATGAAAATTCCATCATCAAAACAGAATTTATAGATAAACATAAATTATATGGGTTTTCGGGAGGTAAAAAACATAAATTTATTCAATTTATATTCAAAAATACTACAGTGATGAATAAAGTAAAAAATTTATGGTATAATTATTCTTCAGATAATTCCAGAAAAATGAGAAAATTTATTTATCCAGAGAATTCTAAAAATGGTACATTATTGGAGTTATATGAAAGTTCTATTCCTCCAATATTAAGATATTTCCATATTCATAGTATCAGTCCTTCTGGATGGATTTATATTCCAGAAAATAAAGTATTCAAACCACCAATAAAAACAACAACATGTCATTATGAATATATATGTCTATCAAATCAATTGAAACCTATTGAACATAAGGAGACGCGTGTCCCTTATAAAATATGTAGTTTTGATATAGAAGCGAGTAGTAGTCACGGAGATTTTCCTCTTCCCAAAAAAACATACAAACGATTAGCTACAAATATGGTAGATTGTATTTACAAACAATTATTAACGCAAAAAATGAATGATAGTCAATTAAAAATGATGATTCAAAAAATGATACTAACTTCATTTCAATATGATAAATTTGATGATATTGATATTGTATATCCTAAAAAAACACCATCAAAGAATGAAGTAAAAGCGATGATTAAAAAACTAATAGAAGAACCTATATCATGTATACAAACTACATCGAATGAAGTTGTGGATCTTCTTACAATAGATTCTATGTTTGAACAAATGAAAGAAATGCAAACAGAAGCTATAGAAACAATGGAAAATGACGATAACGAAGAAAATGATGAAACAAATGAAGTAGAAGAAAAGGATGAAAATAATAATCAATTATCATTCAAGAAAAAAATAAAATCTGTTAAAACTGAAAAGAAATCCACCATCGTCGATGTATTAAATAGCGAAAAATACGAACGTGATGAAAAAATAACGATATTAAATGATGTATTAACTCGTATATTCCCTCGTCTTGAAGGAGATAAAGTAACATTTATAGGAAGCACATTTATGAGATATGGTGAACAAGAACCATATATGAATCATTGTATTGTATTAGGATCATGTGACCCGGTAGATGGTGCTATTATTGAATCAGTAAATACAGAAAGAGATATTCTATTACAGTGGACTGAATTGATTCAAAGAGAGAATCCAGATATTATTATTGGATACAATATATTTGGTTTTGATTATGAATTTATGTTTAGAAGATCAGAAGAATTACATTGCGAATTTGATTTCTTAAAACTCTCTCGTAAAATGGGAGAAATTTGTGGGAAACAAAACAAGGACGGAACATATTCTATCGAAAATACAAAAATTGTATTGGCGAGTGGTGAGTATGATTTACGTTATCCAAAAATAGCTGGTAGATTACAAATAGATATGTATGCCTATTTTCGTCGTGATTTTAATTTATCATCATACAAATTAGATGATGTTGCAGGACAATATATTAGTGATGACGTTAAGAGGATTGAACTTAATCAACATGAAAAATATGGAGATGTTACGGAATTATATAGTCAAAATCTAACAGGTCTTCATATTGGTGATTATATTCATATAGAAATATCTAGTTTTACATCAGATTATTACAAAGATGGACATAAATTCAAGGTCGTTGATATACAAAAAAAGGAAGTAAACGAAGTAATAAAAGGAAAGGAAGTAACAAATAACTATAATGTAATTATAATTCGAGGTCATGAAGATATAGATAAAACAAAATCAATCAAATGGGGTATGGCGAAAGATGATGTAACACCACAAGATATTTTTAGATTATCAAATGGTTCTGCATCGGACAGAGCGATTGTCGCAAAATACTGTATTCAGGATTGTAACTTGGTACATCATTTAATGAATAAAATTGACGTTATTACAGGATATGTCGAAATGTCACGTATTTGTAGTATTCCTATTAGTTTCTTAATTTTCAGAGGACAGGGTATTAAATTAACTAGTTATGTAGCCAAAGAATGTCGTAAAAAGGATACACTTATGCCTGATTTAGAAAAGAGTACTGGTAGTGATAGTTTTGAAGGAGCAATTGTTTTACCTCCAAAATGTTCCATGTATATGGATAATCCAGTTGCTTGTGTAGATTATTCCTCTCTTTATCCTTCCTCAATGATTAGTCAGAATTTATCTCATGATAGTAAAGTTTGGACAAAGGAATACAATCTGGATGGAAAACTGATAAAAGAATCAGGAGAAAGAGACAAAGATGGTAATTATGTATATGACAATTTACCCGATTATTACTATATTGATTTAGAATTTGATCTATTTGAATGGAGACGTAATCCACTAAAACCTAGTTCGCGTGCGGAAAAAATAAAAACAGGAAAAAAGGTGTGTCGTTGGGCACAGTTTCCAGATGACAAAAAAGGAATTATGCCTACAATTTTACAGGAATTACTAAAAGCAAGATCCGATACAAGAAAATTAATTAAAACAGAAAAAGATCCATTTATGCAGAATATTTTGGATAAAAGACAATTAGGATATAAAGTCACTGCAAATTCTTTATATGGACAATGTGGTGCAAAAACTTCCACATTTTATGAAAAGGATGTTGCTGCATGTACTACTGCAACTGGTAGAATGATGATTACTTATGCAAGACGTATTATAGAGGAAGTATATGGAGATCGTGTATATGATACTGCCGTACAAGGACCTGTTTTAACGAAAGCAGAATATGTATATGGTGACAGTGTAGCAGATTATACACCAATTAAAATAAGATTCAAACATTATGGTGAATATGTATCTATGGACACGTTTATAATGGACGTAGCGAGGAGATGCGGAGATGATAATTGGATAACTTGCGAAGAACCGGGAAAACAAACAAAAGAATATTGTGAACTCAAAGACGTAGAAACATGGAGTGAAAAAGGATGGACTAAAATTCATAGAGTAATTCGTCACAAATTAGCATCACATAAAAAAATGTTTCGTATCATTACAGATAATGGTATTGTAGATGTAACGGATGATCATTCATTATTAGATAAAGATGGAAATGAAATAAGTCCAAATCAATGTCAAATAGGTACAGAATTATTACACCAAAGTTTTTATGAATACGATGAAAAAGAAAATTTTATACCACAAGCAAAACCAAAGAAATATTATGAAGAAACATTAACTCTAGATGAATTTCCTAATGTATGTTTACTTAGATTAGATGATAAATTAGAAAATAAAACCATTGATAATAAATGTAATATAATAATACGTATTGATGCTTCTACATCAAATGATTGTAAGAGAAATCATTTCCTGATAGCAAGTGTTTACAATTTATTTGCAAAATATAATATATTTATGGAAACATCCTATAGTAATTATCGTAATGAGTTTGTTTTAACATATGATCCTTGTAAAGAATTTACAAAATATAATAACAAAATCAAACAAATCATAGAAATCCCATACGAAGGATATGTATATGATTTAACTACTGATAATCATCATTTCTCTGCAGGAATTGGTAATTTTGTTGTACATAATACGGATTCTGTATTCTTTACATTTAATCTTCAAGACCCTGTTACAAAAGAAAAAATACGAGGAAAAAAGGCGTTAGAAATCACAATAGAAATAGCTCAAGATGCTGCAAAACTATGTAGTCAATGGTTGAAACCACCAATGGATTTGGCTTATGAAAAGACGCTAATGCCGTTTATTCTTCTTTCAAAAAAGCGTTATGTAGGAATGTTATACGAAGAAGATCCAAATAAAGGAAAATTAAAATATATGGGTCTTTCTTTGAAACGACGTGATTCTTGTGATTATTTAAAAGATACATATGGTAGTATATTGAATATATTGATGAAAGAACATGATGTAAAGAAATCCATTGAATTCTTAGATGAATCACTCGAAAATCTTATTAAAGGAAATGTAAATATGGAAAAACTAATGATTACAAAATCTCTTCGAGGATATTATAAAAATCCTAATACAATCGCACACAAGGTATTATCAGAACGTATTGGACAAAGAGATCCAGGAAATAAACCAAAACCAGGTGATAGAATGAAATTCGTACATATTGTAAATAACAATAAAAAGGCTTTACAGGGTGAAAAGATAGAGACTCCGGAATTTATCACACAAAATAAAGTACCTATTGATTATTCATTCTATATTACAAATCAACTAATGAAACCATTACAACAATTGTTTGGTTTGGCTCTAGAACAAATATGGGAATATCAAGGTAAGGGAACTGCTATACAGAAATTTAAAAAGGAAATGTGCGATTTAGAAAAGGAGTTTCCAGATTTGGAAATTTTCATGAAAAAGAAAGAAAAAATATGTTCTTCCAAAATAAAGGTTTTATTATTCGATAAATATTTAACAAAAATAAATAATGCAAAAAATGGTATTCAAGAAATATCTTCATTTTTCGTAAAATTGTAATTTGTAAATATAATACATGGAAATAGAATCAGAATCTATATTGATAAATGGATATATTTATTCAGTAAAAGAATTTTATCCGAAATACATCCCGGTGGACCATTATAAGAACATCTTACAATTTACTTATAATAGAAAAGAAAATATGTTTCAAAGAATAAAACTCGTAAAAATTTCATTAAACTGTATTTATAATGGGCGTTTTAGACGTGCAAAGGTGTAAAGATATTCCTGTATTTTTCCTTTGGAATATTTTTTTATTGTTTCTTCATAATATTTTCATAAGATAGTCCATCTAATTTTTGTAATCTTTATTTACATAAAATAGACAAATAAAGTTCTCTATATACGCTCCAAATTTAATTCCAAAGTAGTATACAAAACATTATTAGATGGATCGATACTATTTAAAAAATCATTATCTAATCTCTGCATTACATTATTTAATATGGAATCTAGGAAATTATCATTCAATATATCTTCATTGTTGTTATTATTAGATGTATCTTGTTGTATTTCCTCGTTGTTAGTATTAGATGTATCTTGATGTATTTCATCATTATTATTAGTAGTTTCTTCACGATAAGTTCTCAAATCATATCTACATAAAGGACAATGAGGATCTGTTCTCAACCAATTCATTAAAGATGAATTTTTAAAAATATGTCCACAATGTTTAATTTGACAAACATTTTCACCAATAGTAAAATCTTCCCAGCTAATTGGACATCTTAATTCCGTATAACTATTATCATATGTTACCATTTGTGTAGATAAATCTATTTGTTCTGTTGATATTACATTTCGTAATGAACTTGTTCGAGAAAGATTATTTCGCAATCCATTCAACGGCATATAATAAGTAAATGTTCTATTAAAAGGTATACTTGATGACAACATTAAGTTATTTTGATTATTTGTTCTACGTAATGTACGTGAATTTCTTGAATCGCCGGAATTTCTTATATGTGTAAATTCATTATTTATTTCTGCATCAACATTATGTCTCCATAAATTCTGTGTATTCAAATTTTGTTGAGATATGTGTATTGTTCTCGCAATATTAGAAATATTTCGCTGATATTGTGACATATTATCATTATAACTATCAATCAATGATCTATAATTATTCATTAATTGTGTTACTGAATCATTATATTCTCGCATTGTAAAATTATATTGTTGTATTAAATCGCTGATATGATATTGATTCAAAGACCATCTATCATTCATGTTTCCACTAATATCGGTATTCGAATTTATGTTATTCGGTACCGACTCTTCAACAGGTGTTCTCGTTTCTGTATTAGTTTCCATATTTGTTGTTCTCGAATTTTCATATCTATTATTTATATAATTCATAGCATATTCACCAATATAATTAGAAAATTCATTTTCTAAACTTTGTAACAATTCATTAATATTATTTCTATCTCTAGACATATACACTAGATAAATATAATAAAAATATAAAGATAAATTTTTATATTATATTAAATATTACATAAAATAATGAGCGAAAACAAAACGAATAATATAAAGGGTTGTACTGGATTATTAAATCTTGGAAATACATGTTTTTTAAATTCTTGCATGCAAGTTCTAAATCATACTTACGAATTAGTTTATCTTTTAAAGTCTGAAAAGTTCAAAAAAATTATAAAAAATGATATATCCGATTCCGAAATTGTAAAAGAATGGATGGAATTAAGAGAAATTATGTGGAAAAACAATGGAATAATATCACCAAATAAATTTGTATTTAATGTACACAAAATAGCTAGGGAAAAAAACCGCGAATTATTTACTGGATGGGCACAGAATGATATGCCCGAATTTCTTTTATTTATCGTAGATTGTATTCATAATAGTATTTCCAGAAGTATTAATATGAGAATTAATGGAACATCAGAGAACAATACTGATAATTTGGCTATTCAATGTTATTCAATGCTGAAAGAGATTTACTCAAAGGAATATTCCGAGGTTATTGAAATGTTTTATGGTATATATGTTTCAGAAATTAGTTCTATTGACGGAAAAATATCTCATGTATTAAAACCAGAAAATTTTTTTATATTGGATTTACCCATACTGATGGAGAACGAATGTAGTATATACGATTGTTTCGATTTATTTACAAAGCAAGAAAAAATGGAGGGAGATAATGCATGGTTTAATGAAAAAACAAATGCAAAAGAAGATATACAAAAGCAAATCACCTTTTGGAATTTTCCAAAAATATTAATTATTACGTTTAAACGATTTTCCTATGATGGTATGAATAAAATAAATAATTTGATTCATTTTCCTTTAGATAATTTAGATCTTTCAAAATATGTAAAAGGATATAATGCGAAATCTTATAAATACGAATTATATGGTGTATGTAATCATATAGGATCAGTTATGGGAGGACATTATACAGCTTTTGTTAAAAATAAAAGAAAAATATGGGTTCATTATAATGATTCAAATGTAGATATTATTGATGATGCAAATTCTATTATAACGCCTATGGCTTACTGTTTATTTTATCGTAAAAAAAATAACTAATTATAATATAATGAGCGATACAAAAAATAATACGACATATGGTAGTAATGCAAATGTTAATGGAACTACTATAGATAATGACAATCAAAATTCCAACTCGACGCCATTAGGTCAGTATGGAAATTCACCTAATATACAACCTAGATATAATTCGGCTAATGATCCTAATGCACCTACTTTCGAGAATATTTTTAATAAAATATTCAATCAATCAAATATTCTTATGTTAATTTGGTTTTTAGCAATATATTTGATAATATATTTCATTTTAGGTATTTTTTATAGAACAAATAGTTCCACAAATCCAAAACTGTTAGCTTCGCGAATATTTGATTTATTAGTATTTGTTTTTATCATAATTATATTAAGTTATAGTTTTTTCAATTTATCAAATTCAGATAAAGAAAAAGCAATAGGCAATTATTTCAGTTCATTAAAAAATTATATAGATAGTCCATTGTCTATTTATTCTTTAATATTATTCATTTTTGTATTCTATTCAGGTATATTTTTGATAGGAATTCCAATGACTTATGATGCAAAACCATTTTCCATAAGTTTGGTAGAAAGTTTTTCTCTTATTTTACTTGCAATTATTTTAATCGTAGATTTTTGTAAATATGTATTGGGTGTAGAAATAATAGATTTATTTAATAATTGGTTATCTAGTAGTTGGAAAGGACTTTCTAGTACAAGTCCAACTAAACCTCCAGTAAACGATTTATCTGGAAATGTTGCTGTTAGTGAAACATCTCCTATAAAAGATTTATCAAATAATGAAGTTTTCAATATTTCAAATAATTTATATACATATGATGATGCTCAAGCAATATGTAAAGCATATGGCGCAAGGTTAGCAACATATGATGATATTGAAGAATCATATAATAAAGGTGGAGAATGGTGTAACTATGGATGGTCTGATGGACAGATGATATTTTTCCCAACGCAAAAATCCACATGGCAGAAATTACAAAAGAGTCCTAGTACTGCAAATAAATGTGGTAGACCGGGAATTAACGGTGGATATATAGCAAATCCATATATTAAATTCGGTGTAAATTGTTATGGTAAAAAACCAGCACCGACACAAGCTGATATTAATTTTATGAATGCACAAAATTCAAATGTAACTGCACAAACACCTGAAGATGCTTTGTTAAATAAAAAAATACAATTTTGGAAAGATAATGCAGATAAATTATTGCATTTAAATTCTTTCAATCATGATAAATGGTCAGAATATTAGATATAATATGTAAAAAATGTCTATAATAAAATATACAATATATTTATATATTGTATGTTTTGTTCATTTTCTACTTTAAATTTTTTTAATAATAATAATAAAATCTATATTTCTTATATGCCGATTTTCAATAAAGTTATAGCTTTACCTACTTCTTCTAGTTATTATGGCGTTGGTATATCATCCACTGGTCAATATCAAACTGCTGTTATTAGTCTTGGAAATATTTATACTAGTAGTGATTATGGAGTAAGTTGGACTAAAAATAGTTATCCTTCTGGTAATTATAATCAATTAAGTGTATCATCAACAGGTCAGTATCAAAATATAGCTATTTACAGATCAGGTATATTAGTTTCAAATGATTATGGTTCAACATGGACAAAACCCTATTCAGGAACTGTTAATTATATTTGTACGGCTGTATCAGGTGATGGAAAAACACATACATGTGTTATCTATGGTGGTAAAGGTTTAATATCAACTAATTATGGTCAAATATGGAGTGATATAACATCCATACCAACACAAAATTATTATTTTATTACTAGTTCATATACTGGTCAATATCATACTGCAGTTGCTTTTAATGGAAATATAATTACTTCCAATGATTATGGTTCGACATGGACAGACACTAAAATTCTAGATAAATTTTATTGTGCTGCTATGTCATCATCTGGAAAAGTCCAAAGTGCGTCTTTTAATGGTGGAATTTATAATTCTAATGATTATGGTGTGACGTGGAAAAAAAATACTAGTATTCCTTCTCTTTGGATTACTGGTATTGCTATGTCATCAAGTGGACAATATCAAACATCAATACAAAATGTAAATGGTAATATTTACAATAGTAGTGATTATGGAAAAACATGGATTGTAAATACAAGTCAAGGTCTTAATAATTATAGAAATGTTGCTATGTCATCAACAGGTCTATATCAAATTACTGCTGGATATGTTGGAAATGTTTATATTTCTAATAGTCCATCATTACCAACATAATTACACCGATTGAAAATAAAAATAGAAAAATTTTTTTTATAAAAAATTGATTCATTTTATAATAATTAGTGATGTCATATAATAACATCACCAATACACAATGACTACGGTTAACACGTATAAATACTTAATAGATAAAGTATGCGATCCAACAATTCTATTGTTGTTTAAAAATACATTTGACGAAAAAAAAATTACCAAAATGAAAATTCTCGATTTATCATTGAAAAATATGTTTATAAATGAAGAAATACGTGAAAAAATAATAAATGAGTTCTCAAAAATTCAAAAAGTATATTATGCATTAGAAAAACTAAAAAGAATTTATAAATATAATAAGGCAAATGTATGTGTAACAACAGATTTATATTTAAATGATATTGATACTAGTAAAAATACAAATATTTTGATATTTCAAAATGGATCAAAATATTGGTTTACAATAAATGATATTATGAATATTATTATAAATTCTATTACAAATTGTCAATATTTTCATCAAAAAATTTATTATGCAAAAAATCCATATAATAAAATGATATTCACAAAAGAGATATTATATAATATATATTTTCATATTCGTAATACAAATATGGTAATACCTAATATATTTTATCAATATTTCTTGTGTAATTTTGATCTGATACTTTTTGAAAAAAAAAATTTAACTCTTATTTTGGACATCTACATTAAAAGATATATTGATAAAACTCCATCAAATAAATTGATGTATTATATTCGTAAAATATTTCAATTAGAAAAAAAATTTATTATTGATTTATTTGATAAAGATATTCCTGTGGATGAATTAAAAGAAATTATGAAACCATATCTATATTTATATTTTATTCATGAATATAATATATTTGGTAGAGATATGAGTGTTCAATCTTTTCGTTTATTAAAATATAAATTAAAAAAATTTCAAGAAAATTATCCAAATTTCGGTAGAGTAAAATATGTTCTCGATTTGGAAAAAATGAATTCAAATAAAAAACATACAATTACTGTTCCTATATACAAAAAAGGAGCATATAATATGGAACATATAAATTTTACTATGAATGAATTATACAATTTAAATTTTAAAATACCTACAATAGAAAATATGTATAATGATGATTATAATAATAATGGATATAATTATAATAATAATGAATATAATTTTGATGAAGATATCGAATTCGACGACGATGATGACGAAGATGACGAAGACGATGACGATGATGACGAAGATGACGATGTTGACGAAGATGACGACGATGTCGAAGATGGTGAAACAGAAACCGATGATTCTTATTCAGAGTCTGATAATGAGGAAAATAATAGATATGAATATGATTTATCAAGATTATTTAATGAAGGCAATGAAATAGAAGATAATCAATCTGAATCTGATGAAGAAGAATCAATATTAGATGAATATTATTTTTACAACGAAGATGATGATGACGATGATGACGACGAGTATGATTTAGAATCTGAAGATGAAAATGCTATTCCATATCAATAATATCATCTTCCTGTCCATACTTTTATGATAGGAACATCCTTTAATCCATTTACACTTTTATCATATAAATAAAAATCATAAAAATAATCATAACTAATACTTCTTATATTTGATATACCTAATGTATAATTATGTATATTTCCAAATATGGATGTTTTTTTTATTAATTCTTTATTTTGATAATTACAAATAAGACCAAAAATACGTTCCAGAGCCATTCTATATTTTCGTGTTTTAATATAATCTAATAATTTAAAAAAAGAATAATCCTTTTCTAGAGAACATAGAAAAGAATATGTCATTACTGTTTGAAGTCCATAACAACCAAACCATTTACTTTTATCTTCATAATATGCTAATAAATCATAAAAAATATGATCATTTTCATATGTTTTTGTTAAACAATATAATAAATATATTTCATCTACACGATTATTCCATGTATGTTCAAAATCCCATAAAAATTGTAAATCATATTCATGAAAATCTATTTTTTTTTGTATAAATACTGAATCATGAATAATAATCGCTTTATCAAAAAAATGATATTTATAAAAATAATAATATGCAAGAAGTTCTCCTCGTTGAGGATATTCAGATTCTATTATTTCACAATTTATTAAATCATTTTTGGATGTTAAATAATCTTTGTTACTATTATCATCTATTATCACTATCTTATAGTCGTAAAATTTTCGTATAGATTCATAACAATGAATCCAATATTGATTTGTTTTTTCCGAATTTACATGTCTTGTAATTATAAATCCTATAGAATCCATACTATATATAATTTTATTTTTTTATTATTTTTTCTTTCGTGTTTTATTATCACGTATTTTTATAAGATTCTTTTTATATACATTTATTAATTTCTCCAAACTATTATGTTCTTCTTCTGTTATTAATCTTGCAATTTCTTCTGATTTGTTAGAAGTACGTTCTTTACTTCCACCATCATAATAAAATTTATTTGGTGGAATTACAACAAGTCCTGCTGGAATTCCATAATTTTCTAATGCTTTTGGAACAGTTGTAATATTATCTAAAGACATACCACCTACCAAATGTGTTTGACTTTTGAATGATTCGGGATCTTTCCAATTATTTTCCTTTTCAATATATTTATATTTTTCTACAAAAGATTTACTCATAATAATAAACAATGATAAAATAATTTATTTTTTTATTTGTAAATAAATTATTTTTTTACATATTATAATTATACTATATAATATGTGTTATTTAGAAGCAAATTGCAAAACGCTTATCCACGCAACCAATAGAAAAGGCACTGTTTGTTGAAAGAATACTGAATACACTATTCAGAGATAGAATACTGAAAACACTGTTACAAGATAAAAGACTAATAAAACCATTGCATGTCAATAGACAAAATGCAGTAGTTCCAATACTTAGAGCAGAAAATGAGTTGAGACCTAATGTATACCAAGATTTGTATGATTTATCGAGCAATTGTGCCGTCTCATCATACTCTTGTTTCATACATCCATTGTAATCTAAGCATTCAGGTGTTTTCGTATTATCCTCCAAATTACTCATACTAGACATTATAGATTATTTATTGATCTTTCTTTATACCTTTTTGTGAATATATAAATATAATTTCAATATAAAGGACAAATATACACTCATTTACGCCCATAAAGTGGTTATTTTGTGAAAATTCGTTTAATATCTAGTTCATCTTTCACTTCTCTTTTATTTTTCAGATGTTGTAAAATATATTCAACATGTGATTTATCGGGAATAATTTCAACTAAACATTTTTCTATATATGTAAATGATAATGGTGTATATTCTTTTTTATTGTATATACGAAGTTCTCCATCAGATATTTGTATTTTTGGTTTCATATTTTCTTGTGTATTTATCTTTTCTTTCATATAACTTGTAATTTCATTTGATAATCTATTTTTTTGTTCTCGTAATTTTTTTGTTTTTTCATTTAATAATAATAATTGTGTATCTATTGTAACCCATTGTTGTACATTTTCTGTAAATCTTTCTTTTATGTTCTCCATAATATATAAACTGTATAAATAATTTTATATATTTATATAAAATATATAAAAGCATATTTGTGTTATAGTAAGAATAAAATGGACGTAACATTAGAAGCTGAAATATATACACCTAGTGTAAATAATCAAGGTGTATATATAGATATTGTTCCTTATATTAGATATGGTATAAGATGTCAATGTTCTTCACGGAAAGATAAAATATATAATACAAAACAAACATTTATTACTCATACAAGGACAAAAACTCATATAAAATGGCTTGAAGATATGAATAATAATCGTGCAAATTTTTTTGTAGAAAATTCGAAATTAAACGATGTAATAAAGACACAACAAAAAATTATTTCAAAATTAGAAACAGAAGTACAAAATAAATCATTAACAATTGATTATCTTACAAAAATGTTGACTATACAAAATAACAATAGTAATGTAGATTTATTGAACATTGACTAATATAATAAAACATTTATATAATTTTATTATATTCTTTATCTAACGTCTCTTACGATAAGTGCTTCTCTTATTTTTACGATAATTTCTTCGTGATTTTGACATAAATTTGTTTGTTTTTCTTCTAACATACAATTGATTAGCAGTGAGTAAAATAGCTGGAACCGCTATATCGGTTACAATATTGCCTCCTTTCTTTGACTTTCTTTTACCACCAGTCATAGATCCACAATTAGGAACATATTTAGCATCTATTACATTTGTTCCTACTTGTGCATGTTGTGTACCGGCACTACCATAAACTTGTTGACCAAATGCGGCAGCACTACCTGCTTCACCTCCTTGTTGTTTCTGTTTTTCTTGTTCTTGTTGTTGCTTTTGTTTTTGTTGTCTCTTGCTTTGTCTAGCCATTATATATTAAATAAACATTTTTTATTTTGACATGTATATATTTTGATATTTTTTCAAAAGATGTAATAATAAGAACAAATTTGCTAAAATAATAAAAATGAGGAAAACATTATATACGCAAATAAATAAGATGTAAGGATATAATTCATTATATAAAATATTGACTACAGGTTTTATAACATCTTTTATATCACGCTTAATATCTTCATTTTTTAATAATTCTATACATGTTTCTTTTATATTTTTCATTTCATATTGTAATGTATTTATAGAAACGATTATTAATAATTAAACGAAAATAATATACAAAATATATTTTTGAAATAAGTATAAAAAATGTTCAATGATGTAAATAATTCTTCTTATTTTTTCCTTGTTTTATTTTTCTTGGTTTACAAGGTGTAAACTGGGTATTCTTTTTTTTAACAATTTACTTCATGCGTATAATGTTAAATACAAATATGTATGATATTGTAATGGAAGGAATATATCAAACAAATGATTATTTTGATTTTTCCAAATTATTATTACTAACACCAACAACCGTTCCCGGAGGTAATTATTTTATAAAATTTAGAATAAATGAATCACCATTATATATTCAACCTCCTAAATGCAAAACAAAACAAGCTATTACTAAATCTGGTAAACGCATTTTTTGCGATTTAATGTTCACGAATGAAAATGAACAATTTATACGCTGGATGGAAAATTTAGAAAATTATTGTAAAAAAATCATATTCGAAAATAGAAGTAAATGGTTCGAAACGGAATTAGATGAAGATGATATAGAAAATTCATTTACATCTCCACTGAAAATATTCAAATCTGGTAAATTCTATATTTCGAGAACCCATGTACCTGTAATAATGGGTAATTGTTCATTAAAAATATATAATGAAAGTGAAGAAGAAGTTAATATAGAAACTATACAAGAAAATACAAATGTTATGACTATTTTAGAAATACAAGGTATTAAATGTTCTCCGCGTAATTTTCAAATTGAAATAGAAATAAAACAAATGATGGTATTACAACCACAAAATATATTTGAAAAATGTATTTTCAAAAAAAAGGAAGTACCTGAAAATATTATTGAAAAAATAGAAGACGAAATAAACGATAATAAAATAATAAATAGTGATACATCATATAATAAAGAAGACGATAATAATTATCATGATATACATGTTGAAAAGGAAACTTCGATAGAAACATATGAAGAAAATCCTATAAAAACTCCTGATGAAACATTTGTTGAAACTCCCGATGAAACATTTGTTGAAACTCCCGATGAAACATTTGTTGAAACAAATATGGATAATCAAAATACTATAGAAATATCTAATGAAAAACAGGAAGATATACTTGAGAACAATTCAAATATATTAGAATCACAAATTACAGAATTTGATTTTGATTTAGATAAAATTTCAGAAAACGATACAATACAAATAAAACGTAGAAATGACATATATTATGAAATGTATAAAGAAGCAAAAAGAAAAGCAAAAATTGCTAGGGATTTAGCACTTTCTTCTTATTTAGAAGCAAAACGTATCAAAAATACATATCTATTAAACAATATACATGATAGTGATAGTGATTTAGAAGAAGAATCTTTCCAAAATATAAAATAATCACCCTTTTCATATATTATACATGGACGAATCAATGAATAAATTTTAGGAAAATAAATGAAATATCATGAGATTTTCAAAAATAATAATGATTTGTATTAAATAATTTTATCACCCGTTTATATAAACGAATGTTCAAAGAAATTTTCAGTGGTTTCAGCAAATTTTTCACTCGTGATAAAGTAATTATATTTATTGCTTTAATTATTTTAGGATATGCTCTACTTGCTTATTCTGGTTCAAAATCCTTGAGTCTTGATGGTATGGGTGATGGATCTGCTCCTGTACAAGCATCTGCTACTGCAACTGCCGCCCCCGCTGCACCTGCTGCATCTGCAGCACCAGTTCAAAGCGGATATGCTATGCAACCAGTAGCTAATCCCAGTGATTTATTACCCAAAGATCAAAATAGTCAATGGGCTGCATTGAATCCTGTTAGTATGAATCAGGGAAGTATTGCTATGCCTGATTTGCTACAAGCTGGATACCATATTGGTCTCGACACAATTGGACAAACATTGAGAAATGCTAATCTCCAATTACGTTCTGATCCTGTTATTCAAAAGCAAGATATTGGTCCTTGGAATCAATCCACTATTGAACCTGATTTAGGACGTGTTCCACTTGAACTCGGACATGGTTGCAGATAAATATTTTATTATGTCAAAGCTTTGTGCAATGGTGTAATAACAAATGTATAGTCATATTATAGTAATTATAATATGACTCATGAATTTTATACATTTCCTAATGGATTTCGTATTGTATATCAAAAATCGAAAAATATACTACCTATAACTTATTTATATGTTTTCTGTGATTTAGGTTCTGTTTATGAAAATGACAATATACGTGGTGTATCTCATTTTATTGAACATATGTGTTTCAAAGGTACCAAAAAAATACCAAAATCAGAGAACATTTTTAAAGAATATGATAAAATTGGTGCTATATTTAATGCATCTACATTTAAAAGATACACATATTACAATGTAAAGTCACATGACGATTATTTCGAACACTGTGTTTCTATATTATCTGATATGTTATTACATTCCACTTTTAATAAAAAAGAATATGAAAAGGAATTGAAAGTTGTCATGGAAGAGAACATTAATAATACAGAAGATAATGAAGATAAAATATCAGATATGATTGAAAAAATGATATATGAAGGAACTGGTTATCAATATCCGATTGATTCTATTGAATATCAAAAAAAACATCCATTTAAATACGAAGATGTTATTGATGTATATAAACGTTATTATGTTGTCAATAATATGATTGCTAGTATTGTTTCTAATATTCCCTTTAAAAAAATTTTAAAGGCTATTCAGAGAACCTTTTTTGCAAAGGAAAAATCATCATGTCTATTAAATACGTTTATTTATAATAATATAATACCACAAAATATAATACCACAAAATATAATACCACAAAATACAATACGATATAATATACAAAAAATACCAAAATCAAATGTTACTTACCTTACCATCTCTTTTCGTACTTGTAATCAATATAGTTTAGATAAATATAAATTGAATTTCTTAAAGAGAACATTAGGTGGATTTTTTAGTTCTCGATTATTTATGATATTACGTGAAAAAAATGGACTTACTTATGAAAGTAATGTTACTAGTCAATATAATGAAATTATGGGTGATTTTACTATAAATATATTAACTGATTCAAAAAAATTAATTAAAAATGGAAAATTACCCGGTGTTCTCCCTATTGTTATAAAAATGTTATCTGAATTGTATAATCATGGTATTAGTAAAGATGAATTAACATTAACGAAAGAGTTTTATAAAGGTAGAATTGCTTTAAATATGGAAGATAACGAAAATGTTGTTATTCATAATGGAGAACATGTTCTCCTATATAAAGATAAAATGGAATTTATACCTTTTGAAAATATATATGATGTATATTATAAAAACATTACAAGAGAACAAGTCAATAACGTCATTAAAAAATATATCAAGAAAGAAAACATGAATGTTTGTATATTAGGCGAGAACATTCCAACAGAAAAAACAATACGATCTATATGTGAAAAAATATCTACATAATATAAGATAATGGAAAAAATCGATATTTTAGGATATTTTGTGATTGGTTGTGTATTACTCGTGTGTTTCTATATTTATTCAGATAAAGATGAATTCGATTTAAAATGTATAGTATCCACTATAGATGGAAATAAATACTGTGTTAGAGAACGTGCAAAAGTTCAAGAAGCAGCTGATCTATTAGCACGTATTACTGAAAAATGTAAAAAATTAGTAGAATATGTTTATGAAAAATATCCAGATAAAGATAATGTAATTCGTTTGTATAATGGATTCAATCCTAAAAAGGTAATAGAAACACTTCCTACTAGTTCATTTACAGCATACAGTGAAAATAAAGGAGAAAAAGTCGCTTTTTGTTTAAATAAAGATAAAAAAACAAATGATGATAATAATAATATGATTGATGAACATACTCTCACTTTTGTAGCTATACATGAATTATCTCATATTGCTACCGAATCTATTGGACATAAAAGTGAATTCTGGGAGAACTTTAAATTTTTATTAGAAGAAGCAAAACAATCGGGTATACATGATCCTACTGATTATAAAAAACAACCACAGGGTTATTGTGGAATGACTATCAAAGATAATCCATATTATGATGTATAATGTTGTACATATTTATTACTTTTATATAAGTAATAAATATTTATATTTTTACATATAGTTTGATACCTTTGCTTCCTCTATTGTACTATAATATGTCATTTTACCCATAGAACCTATTTGTCTCTTTACATTCGGTTTTAATATATAATTATTTACATATGTAACACCCAAATCTTTCTTTGCAACTGTAGAAGTAGATGATACTACTACTGGAACTACAGATGGTCCATTTACAATAGGTGTATTTGTAGTTGATAATGGATAATTGGTAGATCTAGTAAATGTATATGATGGTGTTTGTGAAGAACATGATAATGCAGGTATCTGTGTAAAACCAATATTCTTTAAAGATGTACAAACATCTAGATATAATTTGAAAATATCTACATTCATATGATTCATTCTTAAACAAGATATAAAAGTATCAGTAAATGCTCCTACAAATTCCTTTGTATCTCCATTATATGCATCTGCTGCTGTTTGATTATCTTTACATGCACTGAAACAAAATACATTAGGATTTGTAATAATTTTATTTGTTATTACATTTTTTGAAATTATATTATTATCATAAGAGAACCCCCATTGTAAATCACATATACTTGCACTATGACAACTATCGAATATCAACATTGTTTTACATTTAGAATTTTTAATGATATTAAATATATCGTCATCTAAAATAAATCCGTTCGTTTGGAAATCTATTGGGACAATTACTTCATCTAATCCATCTGCTTCGTCTAATACACCAGTATCTTTTATTTGTGAACCGTGTCCACTATAATGAAACCATAATTCCGATAAATTAGCAGATTGATTCACCAAATTTTGTAATTGTGTTAATATATTTGCTCTTGTAGGTAAAGTACCCGGTGTATTTACGTCATCGCGTAAAAGCGTAATATTTGCTATATCATAATCAAAACTATCCTGCAATACTTGACGCATATTAATTACGTCATCAATACATCCATTTAGTCTAACTTGTGGTATACTCGTATAATTAGCTCCTACTAATAATGCTTTCTTTGGTAAAGGCATTTATATTTTATATTTATACATTATTGAAAACAAAAAAAGAAAAATACATTATATATACATAATACAATGGAATCTCCTAAAATAGTACTACCCAAAGATAAAATTTTTAAAGTTCATTTTTTAAATTCAAATGGTAATACGAAACAAATTTATGTATTTTCTAAAAATATCAAGACAGATATATTTAGCGAATCCGAATGGAAAGAAATTCAAGAAAAAAAAATAGAAGTGAAATACTGCGAAAGTCAAATTCACAAAGATGATTCCGTAAGAATTATTAAAAAGAAAATTATACATGAATATGGAATAAATAAAGTATCTTATGATGAAATGTATTTGTTTTTAAATAATAAAATTAATATTAATGTTATGCAATTGTATCAATCCATTACGAACAATGAAAGTTCTCCATTTACTTATGAAAAAATGAAACAATTATATTTGAATATAAATATAAATCCTTCTTCTATTGAAATAAAAGAATCTTATTCTTATGATGATTTATTACAAATCTTCCAAGAAGGAAATATATATTCTTTAAATATTCCATTTGGACAAAAGTTCTCCGATAAATATGACTTCTTATTCTCTGCAAACCCATTTCATTTATTTTCAAATAATACCGGTATTATTGATTTCGACAAACATATGTTGTTATCAATAGAGAACCTTTTATTATTAAATTATGGAAATATAGAAAATAATATATATGTATGTCTTGTAGAAGACGTGTTAAAATATACGAATGTTCTCGATATTGATTCTGAATATATTGTTCAAACTTATTTTCCATTTCTATATAAAAAATCAATTATCACATTAGATGAATTCCAAGATCAAAAACAGGTTCTCATAAAAGATAACAAAAATATATTGAATACACAAACATTATCTTTTTATAAAACAATTGATATTTTTTATGATATATATAATAGTCGTGGCGATAATGAACTTTTTTATTTAAATCGCGGAATTAAAGATTTCCAAATTAAAATAAAATCTGATATGATGAATACATTACCTCTTGAAGTTATATTCAAAAATATTCATTCTACAAAGGATATACCATTTATTAAATATAATCCTGGAAATAGAAGAGAGAATATTTATCGTCTATATAGTGAAAAAAAAACACGCGATGGTAAAAATATACCTTATTTATCTGAATCTATGATTATCAAATTATCCAAAGAAATTGGTAAGAGTAAACAGATTTCTTTTTTTATATATCATGTTATTGATGAATATCCTATAAATATTTTCATTAATGTCGAGAACAATGGTGATGTTGTTATAAGTTCGGAATTGAAAAAACCAATAAAAATAGATGAATTAACTAATATGTTACAAACTGTAGTGAATCCTGTAATAAATAATATTAATCAATTTGTAGAACAAACTGGATATAAAATTCGTTCTTTAAAATCATTAACCGAATCGTATATTGAAATAGTGAATATAAAATATACTTCTGAGTTCATACTTGAAAAGGAATTGAATTTTGGTAAATATACTGGATGTATATCAAGTATATTCGATGTTATAAGAGATGATGATAATACTGGTACATTCATGCGTTTTAAAAGAGTTGAAAATTTTCAAGAAATGGATGCACAAACTTTACTTATTCGCGATGCTTTTACTAAAACAAATGATATTACTGATATAATTCAAATATTAGTGAAAAATTATAAAATGACTACAGATGCCGCAGAACTTAGAATAGTTCAATATTTGGGAGAACATAAAGATATACAAGGAAAGGCAATTGATAATCCTGGATTTCCTGTTCTATTTAAAATATCAAAATTAGATAAAAAATTGTATATGGAAGTAGATGATATTATTTCTATTGATTATCTTGAAACAATATACATTTATTTGGATAGTATTTTGAGGATGACTCAATATCCCGATACTACTTCTATTAGTAAGAAGGATATTTTATCTGTTTGTTCAAAAGCCGACAAATTAGATAAAAATGTAGATAAATCACACATAGAAAATATCGTTTCCACTGTTATTTTAAAAGATAAAAAAATAGAACCTTTGAAATTTATAGAAGCTATTGAAGAAGAGGAAGAAGATGAGGATTATGAAAAAGGAATAATGTATGATGAAGATGAAGATTACGAAGCTGCGCCTGAAATTGAATCCAATAAAAAAGATGAATCGGTTGAATCAGTTGAAGAAAATGAACCCATTAAAAAAGTTGAATCAGTTGAATCGGATGAATCAGTTGAAGAAAATGAACCCATTAAAAAAGATGAATCGGTTGAATCCTCAGAATCACCTTCATCAGAAGAAGGTATATTTTTTGATGAATCCACATCCAAATCATTAGAATCCACACCTAAATCATCTGAATCAAACCTATCTGAAGAACGTTCTATACGTCCTAAACGTGAAATCAAAGGAGGAGTATTTCCATTTAGTGGTGGAGATACTAATTCATATTCATCTACACCCGAAAAGGAATTTATTATTAATCCCACTGGAATTAAATTAAAAGATCCTAGTTATTTTTATGTTCGAATGAAACAGCGTGATCCCATTCTCTTTGCAACAGAAGAAGATCCTAATTATGAAGGTTATTCAAGAATTTGTCAATCCAGTCAAGGTATCCAACCAGTTGTATTAAATGAAAAAGAATTCGAAAAAATAAATAACGAATTTCCTGGTTCTTATTCCGATTATGTAAAATATGGATCAAATCCCGAAAATGCGTATTATTATATTTGTCCACGTTATTGGTGTCTTTCATCGAATGCAAGTATGACAGAAGAAGATGTTAAACAAGGTAAATGTGCAAAAATACCTGATCCTAAAAATCCAGGTAAATTTTTACCAGATAAAATTATAGACAGAAATGCGAAAATTGTTCCAAAAGATGCATTTGTATATGAATTTAATAATCCAAAAGAACATATGAAAGATGGAAAATATGTTACTCATTATCCTGGTTTTAAAGCAGATAAACATCCAAAAGGTTTTGCACTTCCATGTTGCTTTAAAAAACCAAAACAAAATTGGGAATATAATTTGGCGGAACAGAAGAAAAAGAGAGGACCACAACCACAAAAAAAAGCGAAAAGGATAGATGAATCCGATAAAAATATTTATTATATTATTAGTAATGAAACATTTCCTATTAAAGAACATCGTTTTGGATTTTTACCATTATCTATTCAAAGATTCTTACAAACAGATAATAATAGATGTGTTACTGAGAACAATCCCGCGGTTATTAAAGAAAATACAAATTGTTTATTACGTTATGGTGTTGAACAACTACAAAATCAATCTATTTTAGGTTCTCTCGCTGAAATATATGCACATACACAAGGATTAAAAACTACGCCTTCTGTAAAAGAATTGAAAGATATTATGGTAAAATCCATTACTATTGATAAATTTATAAAATATAATAACAGTTATTTAATATCTGTTTTCAAACCAAAAAAAATAAATATGGAAGAAATTGATATAAGTAAATATCAAAATACAGAGTTTTATAAATCTATAGATACTAATAATGAATTTCAAAATGATTTTTTGGAAGATACTATAGCTTCGTATGAGAATTTCTTGAAATTTATTCAAAGTGATAATGAAATTATAGATCACGTATATTTATGGGATATAATAACAGATGATAATGATCAATTTATAAAAGGTGGTATTAATTTGGTAATATTAGAAATACCAAATAACGATATTACAGATAATATTAAAGTTATATGTCCCACAAATTCACAATCACGTCTATATGATCCAAGAAAAGAAACTGTTATTTTAATTAAACGCGATGAATTCTATGAACCAATATACATGTATAATGAAATGAATGGTGAAATAAGAAAACAGAGAACATTTTTTGAACAAACTGCTATGACAAATATAAAAAAAATACTGAATATAATTCAAAAAACAACGAATAAAAAATGTTCTTCACAACCTAGTTTACCAAAAATATATAAGTTCTCTAAGAATATCACAATTGATAATTTATACCTCCTTTTGAAAACAATGGATTATTTGATAGAATCGCAAATAATGAATTATCAAGGAAAAATTGTTGGATTAATTACAAAACAAAATGATACTTCAGAACATGTATATGTTCCTTGTTTCCCTTCTACTATTAGAGAAGAAATGAATGATATTCCAGTTAAATATATAACCGATGACAATATTTGGAATAGTTATCAAAATACAGTGGAAGAATTGAAGAAAATATATGGATTATCCAAAGGAAAGATACCTTGTAAACCAAGATATAAAATTTTAGAGGATAATCTAATTATAGGTATTATTACTGACACTAATCAATTTGTACAATTAAATCCTCCTTCCGAAAATATAATAATAGATGATCTTCCTATTATAAATAGTTCAAATTATATTATTGCGGATAATATCATTACTACTACTAAAAATATAGATAATGAACGTGAATTAATGATAAAGAAAATAAAATTAGAAAGTCAATTTTATTCCTTGTTCCGAAGTATTATACGTGGATTATTAAATAAATATGAAAATAGAGAACTTCGTTCCAAAATAATTGCATTATTTGAAAATGAAAATATTTTATATAGACAAAAATTATCATATATGATGAAATATTTGAAACAATTAGTAGGAGACCATGTACTATTTCAAGAAATTTCGGAAGAAGTATTAATGAAATTTGAAAAAATAAATTGTTCTCTTTCTAATTGTGGAGAACAAGAATTTTGTATTAAAAAAAAAGGTGGTTATTGTCAAATTATTATACCTATACGTCATCTTATTAGTGGATATAACAACGAGGATATTTATTTCAATCGAATTGCTGATGAACTTATAAGATATAAACGTATTCGTTTATTTATGATTCAACCAAAAACATATTTAAATATCACAAATACTGATTATAATGTAAATAATGATGAATTTATCTTATTACAAACATCTTTAAATATGGATTATTTGAAGAACCTTGTTGCATTCAATACGAATTCTATGATTACTAATTTGAATTTTTATACAGCCGAACCAAAGATATCACAAATTTATTCTAATGAACCTATTCCTTTGAAAGAACAATATGATATTGAAACATCTAGTACATCTTTAAATGAACAAGTAATTGAATGTGTAAAAGAAACAGTAGAAGTCATTGGAAATCCACAGGAAAGTATGTGGAAAAAAATATTTCCAAAGAAATCAAAAGAAATTGTGTTTAAAAATACCTCTAATAATTGTAGTTTCTATGTTCTCATATACATATTTCAAGATAAATATAAAACATCTATTTCCGTTCAATCTATTAAATTAGCGATATGGAATGGTTATAAAGAATTTTATCAAAAATATAAAGAAAAAATATTGATGTTACTTCGAAAACAAGGTAAAAAAAATATTGTTACTAAAATTACGAGTGGTAAATACAGTTTAGAAAGTGCTATTATGAGTGAAGATTATTATTTGACTGATCTCGATATATGGATGTTTTCAAAAAATTCAAAAATACAAATATGTTTGTTCTCTAAAAATAAATTAAAAGGACTTGATGAAAATCTGGAATGGTTAATTATGGGACAATCATTTCGAGAACATCATTATTTTATAAGATCTCCTGTAATTGCTGGTATAAATAAAGTTCCATCCTATAATTTAATTACACCTTCTTATACATTGAGTGAATTAGGTGAATTTGAAAATTTAGTTCAAGCATCTATTTCAGGTATTAATCGAGAACTTTATTCAAATACGCAAAATATTAACTCATTTTTAGAACACATATAATATGTTTATCATATCATAAAACATATTATATTGTAGATTTTCATCTATTTTGTTTTTCTTATTATCTTTCTGTGTTCTCCATTTTTTTCATTATTTTTTTTACATTGTTGGAAGTCTCTTCCAATTTAATTTTTATATATTCTAAATTATTTTTATCAATCATATATTGCTTTTCTTTATTATAATGAAAAAGATATTCAGTACATGCACCAAATTGGAAAATTACAAAATATGAAAAAAATGTTCCTGTAAAACCCGCTAAAAAATATTCAAACATAATAATATAGTTATCATTATCAAATGTCTTTATGTTAATTTATTACACCTTTTCTCATTTAAAACGCTCATTTTATATAATTATTTCGTTTAAATTATATAAAATGGGCGTTTTAAATGAGAAAAGGTGTAAATAATTTCATAAAACGTTTTTCACAGACACTTGATGATAAATTTTCCAAAACATATTCACGTGGTTTATATGTATATAATTTTTCTAAGAATAAATCAAACATTTCTGAGAAATCCCCCTTATTATAAAAATATTCCCCACATCTTTCATCCCAATATGGAATCGTAGTTGCTGGAATATTACTATAATTTTGCATATATTCCTGATTCATAGAAGAAACACACCATACAAACAATGGTACATTACAAGAAAGAGCTTCCTGTAATGCAAAACCTTGACTTTCATGTCTTCCTATCCATATTCCATATTTTGATTGTTGTAAATATTCCAAATAATCTTTTTCGTTGTATTTTTTTACATAATTAAAAATTTTATATTCTATATCTCGTAATTTGCATAATCTTTCAATAAATTCTAAATCCATAGGATTTCTTCCTTTGTAATAAATAAATACTTTATCTCTATTTTGAATTGGAATAGTTTCTATAAATCGTTCTGTATCAACTGCAAATGGTATATCCACTAATTTTAAATTTTTACATATTGGAAATTTTTTCCATATATTCTTATTCCATTTCGATAAAACTATATATGACGAGTTATCTGATATTATTTTGTGTAAATTTTCATTCGGAAAAACACTAAAATGTGGTCCAAAAACGCATTTTAATGATGGATATTTAGAAACATCTATTGGTTCAGATGGACTATATAATCCATCATATTGTGATATATCAATACTATTCAATTCTGATAGTTTTATTTTATGAAAATTTATATTTTTATATAATTGTAATGCATTTTCATTTTTATTATGATTCCAACAATCAATTAATAGAATATTCATTATATATTATTTCTATATATTTCTATATTTTTTAAAATAAACTTAAATATATTTTATACTATATGTTATATGTCTGAAGAATATATTCTTCCGAGTGTTGATAATTATACCATCTATAGTAAAAGTGGATGTCCTAATTGTACAAAGGCAAAAAATCTGATTAAGAGTGAAAATCCCGAAATTATAGATTGTGATGAATACATTCTAGAAAATAAAGAAGATTTTTTAGAATTTATCAAAAAATTAGCAGGTAAAGAATGTAAAACATTTCCTATGATTTTTTACAAGAGTGTTTTTATCGGTGGATTCAATGAATTGAAAGAACAATATGAAAAAATGAATGCATTTACAAATCTATAATATTGAAAAATATATGTATATTATTTACATATTGATGTCTCGTAAAACATGATATATAAAATTCTTATTATTTTACATAATGGACTTTTTTTTTCTAAATGCAAGTCATTGGGGTGATATATATATTGATTCAAAAATATTAGATGATTTTGCATCAAAATATAAAGGAAAAGTATACAAAATAAAAAATAATTTTTATATTTATTCATAAGTAAATATAAAATGTATTGCGTTTTTCGGGAATCGAACCCGAGACTGAACCTTGGAAGGGTTCCATTATACCACTTAACTAAAAACGCTCTAAGAGGAATATGATTCTCGGTTGCTGGGATTGAACCAGCGACAATACGATATCATTAGTTTTACTTCTACAGTCGTAAGCTCTACCAACTGAGCTAAACCGAGCCTACATCCTCTTATTATAAGAACAATAAATCTTTAAATCGTAAATAATACAATATATTTATTATTTTTTTATATAAAGAAAAATATTAGTGAGATTTTTCATAAATTCCAATCATTAATCCTTGCGTTACAATTGTTGGTTCTGCCCAATATATATTACATGATAAGTCTCTTAAAGGAGTATTTAACCACAAATCAATATTTTCATGAATAAGATTATTTACAGAAATATTTTCAAAATAATGAATAATTTTATTTGCACAATTTAATGATACTAAATATGAATCAGTACATCGCGTAGCACCTTCTCCTCCAATGATTGATGGTATATGTGACTTAAGGTATACATTTTTTCCATTTATTAATTCATTATTTGGAATATGTAAATTACAACCATCACCTATGAACAACATATCAAAGTTACTTGGTAATTGTGATATATAAGATTTTAAAATAGATGTAAAATTTACATATAAAATCGCATCATCTTCCAAAATTAATGCATAATTATAATTATTTTTTATTATATCTCGATATATATAAATATGTGATAAAAAAATAGCTTTACCAGTATTCGGGAATTCTGGTGCAAAAAAATTTTTATATTCATCTTCATGTAAATTATCTCTATCATATTTTTCAATAAATTCATAATCTTTTTCTGGTATACCCAATAAATTTAATTGAAAAATAATATTTTTTTTTCTTTCAACTAATTTTGCATAATGTACAATATATATTTTCATTTTTTAATTTAAGTACTATTATATAAATGAAGATTTATATCCATACCCTTTTATATTTTTTATATATTTTTATATAACCAAACATAAAACTATTGATTACAAAACTTCCTTTTGCAATAAGTGACAATATATCAACCTATATTTATATGTTTTCATAATTTATATCTTTTTTATTCCAAAAATATAATTATTTTATCAAAAAAAAATAATTATATACAATCTATATTACATTTGGAATCCTAGAATCCCATATTATAATCATCTTCACAAATACCTGTATTTTGTCTCTTAATATTTTCGATATTATTTTTAATTTCAATATTTGATCTTGCACATTTATCACCTATATCGGTTTCTACTAATCGGAACATCTTATCAATCTCATCATTCTTATCACTAACATCTACATTTACAGAATCTAATTCCTCCATCTCCTTCATATCTAGTACTAGGTTAAACGCATTTGTTCCATAATAACCATATTGTCCCATCATAACTGTTGAAGATACACCACGCATATGATCAAATTCTGCATGTCTTGCCGCATTTAGTAATACTTCTGTATGAACTTCAAACGTCGATTTACTAATTGGACCAATATCGTCATTTAAAATACCTGATCTAAATATTGAAACCATATCTTTTGTAGAAGTCATTCTATCACATAATAAACTCAAATGATGATAATTGATATATACATCTGAAAATTCCATCACTTCTACGAATTCATTATATAATACTTGACGCGCCGCTTCAATTCCTAATACATTAAATATCTCTTTAATATCGTTACTATATGTTCGTTTGTAATCAATGAAATCTAGTGCGAGAGTATCCAATAAATTCGTTCCTGTAGTATCTAATATCCAAACATCCTTCTTTATATATTTTCCATCCTCTTTTACCACCATATTTTGGAGTTTGCGAGGAAGTACATTCTCTATACCACTAATACCACGAAGAACGATATTATTTAATAATGTATCTTGGAAATTTCTTAATAAATAAATCTCGTCTGACTGATCCAATGATTCCGTAACACCTCTCTTTTTTGTCTTTGAAAATATATTACTGTTTGTTCGAATACGAAATATTAGTTTATCCATATTATAATCTGAATATACACATGATATCTCATTTCCAAAATTACTGTTTTTAATTGCAAAATGAATATCGTCCATTGTAATATTTTTATCTAATAGAATCTCCGGATCAACTTCCATACGAACAATCCACTTCGATTTCTGTGGAACATTCAATTCTGTATTATCCGTTTCTAAACATTCTTCTACCATAGATTCAAACTCATAAAACTGTTCTAACAATAAGCGATCTTCTAATATATTTGATGCCTTATCATTTGGATCGAAACATATTTGAATATTTTTTACCAAATCTATTAATTTGGTGTGTTCCATAATATTCGCAAACTTTTGTGCTTTTTCTTGTTCCGTCTCATCAAATGGCTTCAAATGAACTGTCAATGACGGATTTTTTGGATTCTTAGTAAGACGGAGAATTTCCTCAATACGAGGTACACCACGAGTTACATTTGATTTACTTGCTACACCTGCTAAATGAAATGTATCGGCTAAACATAATCCATTATATATATCAAAATTTCTCGTATCTTCTACAGTTAAATCATATGCGTAATTGGTTGTATTCGATACTTCCTCAATAGATACGATTTGATCAAATTCTAAATCGGGTATACGTTCATCTCTTGGTTCTAATACAAGATTACCATTTAAAATATTTGGTATAAATTTTGCCTTTTCTATACTTGTATCAATTGAATTTATTATTCTGGAAAATGGTAAATAATCACCTACTTTTACAGAAGATCCTTCAACTTGTTGTATTTTTCCATCTACTAATTGTAAAAGGGATTTGGCTTTTGTTACTGTAGCTTCTCTATTACCTTTTGTAGTTATCTTTAACATGGTATTTGTTCCATCTGTATTTATTACAGGATGTTGTGTTACTGCTTCAATTCGTCTCCAAACAGTATGTCCATCTTCAGAAGCAGATGGTACTTCATAATATTCCGATAGTTCAGCATATGTAGTATCTTTATCTTCCATATAATCAATCTTACTTGACGTCTTAATATTTTCTTTTGTAAATTCTCCTATTTGAACCTTTGATACAATCCCATTTTTATCTTTTACTAATATTTCTGTTTCAAATGTTACACTATTCAGAGTATTATGTACAATAACGCCATTGTCTGTCATAAAGGTTTGATTCCCTGGAACAGTAAAATCGTAAACATATTCAGTTTGATCTGGTGTGTATTTTTCTATTTCAATGATCTCATCCCATACTACATTTGAATATACTGCCTGTCTTAGAATTGATAATTCATATTCTATTAAATTAGATTTTTCATGACTCTCAAATATTTCAATATATTTTTGTAATGTACTTCTACCAATAGAATCTTTTTTACTCCATCTACCATATAGACGACTTTGACCAGATAATTCCAGTGTTTTACCACATTTTGCAATTATTTCTCCTAATCCATTTATTCTATCAATATCTTCTCGTAAACTAATAATATCACTTCTTTCTGTATAATTTACAAGAGACTGTAATTTTTCATTATGTAAATTTGATCCAATTTTTTCTTGATATATTTTTGCATATTTTGGAGATATAGCCAAATGATAATAATTATCTCCATTTCTATAACTTTTATGTAATGAGCCGAAAATATTAAAATAAGCAAATAATAGTGAAATATCTTTGATAAGTTGTTTACTACGACTACAAACACGGATTTGATGATGTAATTTATCACACATAAAATTTCCATCGCCGTCCATATAACCAGAAATAAGACCAGACTTAAATTCATCTGGAGCCAAAAATGCAAAATCTGGAACACGTTTAGCAAATGATCCAGTACTGCAAGTATTCATAATTAGATCAGCCAAAGGTTTAAATGTAAATAATGTATCAGTATTTGTATACGTTTTTTCACTATCTATAATTTGATTTGTTTTTGATTTAACTGTACAATTTCTATTAAAACGTGATGCAAATTTTTTAGTATTTTCAATATAATATTCAGAAACATTTGAAATAGAAATTGTTCCAATAGCTTCCATTTTTCCCTTTTTCTTTACTAAACATCCCTCTGCTAAATAAGCTCCTATAAACCATCCGAATAAATAATCTAATTCATAAGATTTACCTGCAATTTCTATAGAATCTTTAATAAATGAATTTTCAATATATTTTGCAACAGGAATACGCATTCCAATTTCCATATCTTTTCCTAAAATTGGTTGAACTGTTTGATCTTTACGAATTAGATGGGAATGACTCATTGTTGTTACAACTTCACGACCACTCCTTGTTTTTACACGAATCATATCACCATTCACTATATGACGACTGACATGTGATATTTTATTCCAGTGTGTTCTCTCTTTCTCATCTACACCAACAATATAATATTCGTCGTCTAGAGGTTCTAGTAGAGTTTCCACACTATCTTTATGTTCAGTTTCAAATGTATATTCGGGTAGATCTGTAATAAGTTTATCACAAATTATACCAATTTCACCAGACATCATTTCAGGGATTTTTGTCGTCTTATTTACACGAATTATCTTTAAACTTTCACTACGCAATACACTGAGCTGAGTTGTGGGTTCTCCAATACTTTGACCCGCAATAACTCCCACCATTTCACCAGGATGAACAATCGCCTGTTTATATTTCAACAATATAGTTTCTAATAAAAGCACTAATGCTCTTTGATGGAAACGTTTATTGGTTAATAAATCACGCGGAGACAAATAGAAGAAATACATAATCTCAAATAATTTCGTAGGAGGAACAAATTGTAACTTAGATAATTTTTCGAAATATTCCTCTATTAGTTGGAAAGCTTCTAGTGGTGTAATATCTACAATAGAATTCGAATTCAAATTTAACTGTCCTTGAATATTTGTTATAATACTCTGAAATGCTACTGGAATTTTTACAGAGTTTTCATTTTTCTGTTTAAATATTTTCTCTACAAGAATATCACGATTTTTAATCATTTCATCAATGTATTTCTTAGACATTTCTTTTGTTTGCACTCTTTGTTTTTTCATTCTAGTAATAGTTCCTTTACTATAAATACTCAATAAATCACTATCATAATCATTCAATCCAATAATATCATAGTGCATATAGATATCTTCTATACTCATTTCTACCAAAGGAATACCTTGACTTTCTACACGAGTAGTATCAAAACCATCATCGCCATATTTGAACTGTACTATCTTACCTTTACTATTTCTGACAGTCATATCATACTCTACTTTCAAATCTTCCAATCCCTTGATTAATCTTCGCTGGATATATCCAGTCTGGGACGTATCATACACATGTAATCCATTTGCTAATCCAAAATTTTTAGTAGAAGGAACAGTCAAATCATATAATTTCGGATGATCTTTTACATCGACATGTTCAATTTGGACAATTGGATCTAAAACAACATTATTTATAGTATTATATAATTCATCTTGAACATTATAAATTTCATATGTATTAGAAACAACTTCTTTCATAAATTTGTTATACCATTTACCATGTATTTCATATACATATTTCATATTATTTTTATCATAATACAAACTACCAAATACACCTATTTGACTGCATAATATAGATACACCTTCGATATAAGTTTCAGAAGAAGAATTAATAGATAGGAAATTTGATTTCATCATATCATATCTTGAAAATATTCTACATAAAATTTCTTTTACAATACTATTTTCAGAAATAAATGCATTAGGCGGTATATATTCATATATATTATCCATATCAATATCATTAATATATTTTTTATTTGATGGTAATTGCAAAAATTCCGTTACAGGCATCATATCTCCAATTGTAATTTCCTCTGTTAAACGCTCTTCGAAACGTTCATCATTTTTATTCCAAATTAAAAGTGATTTACTTTCAGGTACTGTTACCGTTCGACCACTTTTTGTAGTAACCTTGAATAATTTATTACCAGAATCATGACGTGTAACTGCGGATATATTACGCCATTCAACATTTCCATGTTCATCTGTGGAAGGAATATAAATACCATCAACATCTAATAATTCCATATTACGATCTTCAGGATAATGTTTTACTAACTCTTTATTTGAATCTAATTTATCATCTATCCATGTTCCAATTTCAGTATATATACACTTATCATTTTCAATCACTATAATCTTAGTATCCTTAGTAACCGATTTAATCGCAGTATCAATCAAACCAATACGACCACCCATTGCATGAAAGAATAATTCGGGAGCTGTTAATCCAGAAATATATGAATTCTCTACAAATCCACGTGAATTTGGAGAATCATCGAATTTACTATAATGCGGAAGAGTACGACTATCAAAACCGTAAGGAATACGTTTACCTTCTGGTGATTGTTGTCCTACACAAGAAATCATTTGTGAAATATTAATAGGAGATCCTTTCGATCCAGAATTTACAATCATAACAAAGCGGTTATTTTTACTTAAACTCGCACGACCAATCTTACCTGCTTTATCTGTTGCTTTATTCAATAAATTTGTTACTCGTGCTTCAAATTCTACACTATTTGAGGAAGCAGTTTCATTTTTGAAAATACCTAGATGAATTTTTTCAATCAATGACTGCACTTCCATTTTTTGATCATTAATAATCTGTATAATTTGTGAAGAGGTTTTACGATCAGAGACGAGATCACTAATACCTACACTGAATGAACTCGTCTTCATGTATTCTGTAATAATATTTTGCAAATCATCGATAAAATTCGATGCAGCCATATATCCAAAATCATTAAATATACGATGAATAATACCTTTCGTACTACCTCCTAATACAGATTTTTCTATTTGTCCTCTCAAATAATCTCCATTACGTATTTCCAATATATTATTATTATTATATTCAGTACTTTCACTATCTTCATATAACTTTGTTTTAAATTTCATTGTTATAGGTGGAAGTATTTGAGATAAAATATCAAAACTTGTCAATTCTTCCTTTTTCTCGAGAATTTTATTTACATCTATGTTCTTAAACATCATCAAAATATTCATCGCCTCTCTTTTTGATAATTTAATATTGGAACGTGTAAAACGATACGATCCCAATAATGAATCTTGAAATATACCAATAATAGGCGAATTTGCAGCGGGACTAACTAATTGATAAGGAATTGCCGCCAAATGTTTTAATTCTGTTTCTGCTAATACGTTTTGCGCCATGTGCATATTCATCTCATCTCCATCAAACGTTGTGTTTTACAGAATTATCTTTGCATAATTTTTGCACTTTTAGATAATTCACCTGTTCTTTCGATACAGGACCAGACTTTACCTTAAGCCTTCATTGGGGGTGATTAGTCCCCTCAGACCCACAATCATCAAGTCGTTGAACCTTCCCCATGCTCTTATCATAACGAGTTTAGGGGCTTGGCTGCGGATTGCCCAATCCTTCACTTTTTTACCATCGGGGTTGGCTATTAACCAAGATCCTTTATTATATTTCCATAATAAAGTGGTAGTGAAGGCTCTAAGGGGTTTCCCGTCAATTTGGTTGTGTTGCAAATAAATTAACAAATTTTTGAGGAATTTCAATATTTTTTTCTTTATGGTAAGAAACTAATTTATTATAATGTTGCTCTATTTGCGTTTGGATTACCTTTTTATTTTTTATTAAATTTTTTTCTACTGATAATGGTGTAGTATTTCTCCAATTCAAACATAACATAATTTCGTCTTCATTGTCGAGATTGAAATTAGATATAGGAATTACATGGTCTATATGCCAAACTTTTCCATGATTTTCTAAATTTTGGCTATCATCAAATAGGTATTCCATCCAATCAACGAATTCTTCACCATTGCAACCTAAGTATTCATTGGTTTTCTTTTGCTTTTTTTTAAGGGCAAGTCGAATTCTAGAACGCTGAAGTGTCATAAATTTATATACAGCGTCTATTTTCTTTCTATTATTTACCTTTTCGTAAATATACCCTTTATTTTTTTGAAACCAATTGGCTTGCAATTCAGACATTCGTTCACGGTTTTCTTCTACCCATTCTTTTGATTTTTTCTTACCATTATTACTTTTTCTATAATTCCTTCCATCTAATTTTTCACAATCTCGACATTTTAAACGGTTATATCTAAAATTTGATTCTGGAAATTTTATTTTGCAATACTTACATGTTTTATCATTTTCTTTAATTTCTTCATTAAAATCAACGCAAATAGAGCAACATTTAATAATAGATGCTTCTTCCATTATACTATTAAATATAATTATTTTTAATTGTTTTTATAATATAATAATTCCTCAAAATTGTTAATTTATTCACTAGCGAGTTACACGCTTTAAACGCTCGCTGTTGCCGACGTTGATGTCTGTTTTTTTCCTTACCATAAATGGTAAGGAAGAAACATAAAAATTTCATCGGCATTGTAGGGTCGAGTTACACCAACATTCATTCGAAATGTGTCTCCACGCTTCATAACTTTTATAATATGACACATCATAGACATTCTATGAAGAGAAGGTTGTCTATTGAACAATACTGCATCTCCATCCATCATATGTCTATGAACAATATCTCCATTTTCCAATCGAATTGATTCACGGTCCACATATCTTAGCGAAATATTTTCCCCATTTTTCCTCTCCAATATTTTCGCACCAGGATGAATATCAGGTCCATTCTGAATCAATTTCAACAAGAAATTTCGATTACGGTCATTTACTACAATTGGTTTCGTAATATTCATAGCAATTTTCAATGGGACACCCAACTGTCGAATAGACAAATTCGGATCACCAGTGATTACTGAACGTGCACTAAAATCTACACGTTTTCCCATCAAATTACCACGAATACGACCATTCTTTGAATTCAAACGTCCCATAATACATTGTAATGGACGACCAGAACGCTGAGCCATTGGTTCCGATCCCTTCACTTTATTATTAACAATCATTGCAATAAAATACTGTAAAAGAGTGGATAAACCTTCAATTGCATTTGGTTGTGCATTTTCACGTATTTTATTAAACAAATCTGTATTTGTTTTAATAATATTACAATATATATGTGTAAGATCATCTTCACTTCTTTGCTGTGCATCATGTTTCACTGATGGACGAACTGCTGGAGGCGGAACAGGCAATACTTGACAAATCATCCAATCCGGTCTAGACCACGTTGGATTAAATCCCATAAAAGTAACATCTTCATCGGAAATACGTTTGAATATTTTCAATATAATCTCCGGTGTCATTCGAATCTTTAATTTTTTATTTTCCGATACCTCTTCCGTCTCTATATTATCCCACATAGCATATATCATCGCCATACCTTCCAATTTAATTTTATCCGGTTGACGACATCCACATCCATCCTCAATTGAATCACCACATCTCTTTATTTTTGTAGCCAAAGAGTTAACATATTCCCAACGATGTTCAGGTATCATGTTTAATGCATGTTTATGTTGATTTTTATTAATCAATAATTTACTGCATTTGAAACATACACATTTACATATTTTCATTATCTCCTTTAAATGTTGTATAAAGAATACAGGGCGTGCTAATTCAATATGACCAAAATATCCCGGTGTTTCAATATATGTTAAACCATCGGTTGGACATAACAAACCCGGTTCTAATACACCCATTCTTGGATCAAATAAACCTCCAATAACTGGTTTATTATTAATATATGTATCACGAGATGTAATTTCGACAACCGAATTTTTACGAATCTCTTCCGGTGATAACATACTAAATTGTACACCAATTATTTTTGATGGAGCCCTATATTCATACATTTTGGACCTTTGGGATGACATTATAGAAACTAATATATATATAAATTATTATATTTATATTGTTTAAAATATCAATTTTTTGAAAAATCATAAAAAAGTTGTGATATACAAAATTACCAATTTATCATTTATCTAAAAAATTGAAATTAAGTTTATAAAAATATATAAACGTATAGTGATATATCTTTATAATGTCGAGTAAGATTGATTCCGTTTCTAAATCTAAATCTAAGTCTAATAATAGTATGAGTGATAAAAAAAATAAATTGCGTCGTAATCATCAAGATAGTGACAGCGATAGTGATTATACAGAAGAATTATTAGATGATGATTCAGAATATTCTGATGAGGACTTTGATGATGAAAGTTCAGAATATGAAACGATTGATAGTGATGAATCAAGTAATAGAAATAAAAAAAAATTACGTAACAAAAAATCAAAAAATCATGAAGAAGAATATAGTGATGAAGAAGATGAAGAATTAGATCGAAGTGAATTACGCAAGTATTTATCCAAGATCTTCCCTTCAAAATATATGTCTAAAAAGGTGAAAAAAGATGATAAAATAAAGAAATTGAAAAAGATGCTAGAGGAAGAATCAGAAGATGAATCTGAAGAAATTTCTAGTAGTGATGAAAAACTTATAAAGAAGATGAAACAAAAATATTCTTCAAAGAAGAGTAAATCCAAAGATAAAAAGGATAAGACTAGTAAAAAATCCAATAAGAAACAAAATAAAAAAAAGCATGTTGATACTGAAACAGAATCGGATAGTGAAAATGATTCCGATTATGAATATAATGAAGATATAGATGATGATGGAAAAGAAAAGAAATTGAATATTATTTTCTCTATTGGAGACGGTATGGAAGATGAATATCTAGATTATTCCGATGAAGAAACTAGTTTAAATAATATAGATGAAAATGAGGAATGCAATAGTGAGGATGAAAAGACTTTTATGAAAGAAAATTATCAAAAAGTTTCTATTCCCGAAGAAGAAAATAAAGAGACTGAATGCGATGAAGAAGAATCTAAAACTGATAAAAAGGGTGATAAAAAATCGAAAAATAAATCAAAGAAAAATAAAAAAGAAGATAAAAAAGATAAGGATGAAAATAAAATCGAAGAACATGAAAGTGCTGATATTGAAGGTGAATATGTAGAATTATTGGAATTAAAAAAGAATTTGAACGAAAAACTCATGAAAAAACCGAAAAGTAAAATTCTCAGAAACGCTATTGATCAATGCACTGATTCAATCAATAAATTAATCAAAAATGCACGATTAAAAAATACAAAATTATATCATAAATTGATTCATGGTTCTAATAAAAATAAAACGAATGAAATGGATTATTTCCGAAAAAAATTATCCAATAAAGAACAATTGCGTATTGTAAAAGATTTGAAAGAAATAAATGAACACATGTTCGTAGATAAACCATATCGTTTATCATTATTACAATCTAAAATTCCACCTAATCTTAAAGCAATTGCTATGCAGAAATTAAATATGTTACGTTCGATGGAACCCGGTGACTCGGAATATCATAAAATTAAAAATTGGGTAGATACTTTTATGAAAATTCCATTTGGAGTTAATAAGAATTTATCTATTAATATGGATGACGGTATTGAAGTTTCTAATAATTTCTTAGAAAATGCAAAGAAAACATTAGATGAATGTGTATATGGATTGGATGATGCAAAAATGCAAATTATGCAAATGTTAGGTCAATGGATTGCTAATCCAACGGCATTAGGTACTGCTATTGCTATCAAAGGACCTCCTGGTACTGGTAAATGTCTAGCTTATAATACACCTATACTTATGTATGATGGTTCTATTAAAAAAGTGCAAGATATTCGTGAAGGAGATGTTATCATGGGAGACGATTCCACTCCTAGAAATATTCTAAGTTTAGCTTCCGGTAATGATGAAATGTATGATATTATTTATCCTGATGGTGATAAATATACTGTAAATTCAGAACATATACTATGTTTGATACCATATAATTTGAATTATCTGAAAGAGAAGGAAAAAAATGGTAAAATAAAATACGTTGTTAAATATTTTAATAAATACACTCTAAAAATGGATTCATGTAAATTCAATAAAAAAGAACATGCTGAAGAATTCCTGAGTGAAAAGGAAAATGAAATTATTGATATTTCTATAAAGGAATATCTTTCAATTGAAAATAAAACAATACAACAATCGCTACATGGATATAGAACTCGTATTGAATTTCCTGCTAATAAAATACCTTTTGATGCATATACATTAGGAAATTGTTTAACATCTGTTGAATATATTAAATATTCTAGTAAACACAATAATTTTTGTAATTTATACAATAAAATTATAAATCATTTTGGTTTCGATTCTCGTAAAGAAATTCCTTCAATTTACAAATATAATTCATTTGAAATTAGAAAAAATGTATTATTAGGATTAATAGAAGGATATATGTTACGCTCAGATTGTTGCTACCATGAAAAAATTAAAACAATTTCTATAAAAGAAACCTGTAAAACTTTATCCGACGATATTGTATTCGTTGCTCGTTCTATTGGTATTGATGTATCTTATAAAAAGGATTCAAACTATATTTATTTAAAAGATATAGATGAAGAATTTCAAAATATACCATTCTACAATTTATATGAAATTAATGTTGTTCCTATTGGAAAAGACGAATATTACGGTTTCGAAATTGATGGAAATAGAAGATTTGTATTAAATGATTTTACTGTAACACACAATACATCTCTTATCAAGGATGGAATTAGTAAAATTCTAGGAAGAGAATTCACATTTATAGCATTAGGTGGTGCAGGTGACGCTTCCTTCTTAGAAGGTCATTCCTATACTTATGAAGGAAGTACATGGGGTAAAATCGTGCAGATATTGATTGACAGTAAATGCATGAATCCTGTTATTTATTTCGATGAATTAGATAAAATAAGTGATAGCGCACGTGGTCAGGAAATAATTGGTATTTTAACACATTTGACGGATACTTCCCAAAACAGTCAATTTCATGATAAGTATTTTTCGGAGATTAATTTCGATTTAAGTAAATGTCTATTCATATTTAGTTATAATGATGAGAGTTTGGTGAATCCTATTTTAAAAGATAGAATGTATAGAATTGAAACGAAAGGATACGAAATGAAGGAAAAAACTGTCATTGCTCGTAATTATCTATTACCGAAGATTCGTGAACAAGTAAATTTCAAAGAGGGGGAAGTTATTATTCCGGATGATACTATACAATATATTATTAATAATCAAGGATTTACTAAAAATGAAGATGGTGTTAGAAACCTAAAAAGATGTCTGGAAATTATTCATACAAAACTCAATTTATTTCGTTTAGTTAAACCTGAAAATAATTTATTTTCGAAACAAGTTGATATAAATGTTACATTTCCATTTACTGTTTTACGTAAACATGTAGATATATTTATTAAAAACGAAGAAAGTCAAAAACAAAGTATTTTAGCAATGTATGTTTAAACCCTTAAAGAATTAAAATGGGACATTTTAATTTTTCAAGGGTCAGATCCCAGTAACGATTTGAATTGACGCTCCTACGGAGCGTCCCAATTTACACCCTTGAAGAATTCAATCCGCATAGCGGATGAATCTTCAAGTAAGTTACCGGTTACAGCTTTGTATGAAGCACCCCATAGGGGTGCGGATTCAAATCTTCACCGGTATAAATCTTCAATGGTATAAAAAATAAAATTTATTATTTAGAATATTTTTTTACGTTTATGATTCTTTTATTTACATTATATATATTCGAATGAATTTGCTTCTTTTCCTAATTCTTGTTGCTCTTTTCGTTGTCCTCACTCCTGGAGTTGTTCTTTCCCTTCCTCCTAAAGCCAACAAACTTACCACTGCCCTAACTCACGGTGTTATCTTCGCCCTTGTTTGGACACTTGTTCACAAGCCATTGTGGAGATTTTCTAGCCGATTTGAGGGAATGGCTACTGTCCCTGCTCCTTCCTCCACTTCTGCTTCTGCTTCTGCTGATCCTAACAAGAAGAAATAAATACAATATATCATGTAAAAAATATAAATATATATCATAAATAATAATAACCATACTATTATTATTTATGGAGGAATCCTTGTATAATATTATGAAAATTGATTCTCTTGTTATAATTAGAAATAAATTAGAAAAATATTGTGATGATGAACAGCTTTCAGAGATTTATCATAAATTATCACATTATATTAGTGATAATTGTATTCATAGATATATTGATGATTTTATTGATATATCATTAGATGACACTAAATGTATTACTTACTGCAGTATTTGCAATAAAACTAAATGATTATGATTCGTTCTCTTCTTGATCTACTTACCTAATTAGTTATCTTCTTGGTCTACTCAGTCTACTTACCTAAATCGGTTTTAGTATAATAATATTTTATTTCTTGGGTGAACCTATATTTCCTTCTCCACTTGTGGAATTAGCACCACGTGTTGATAAAAGCGATGATGTCTGTTCATCCAAACACAAGTATCCTTGTGAATTACTATATGGTGATGGTGTGCATGTTTTACTTCCAGATAATTGGGAATATTTATCTAAAGGTTGTTCAGAACCATATGGAGCACTCTGTAATCCTTGAAATCCCTCTACTGGTGTAGATCCTTCTGCATTACTATTATCATTATTTATTCTTTTTTTAACTTCATTAACGATATTTTCCGGAGTTAATGATGTCATTCCTTCATACGGAAATTCTTTAGAAAACAATGTATCTTTAGAATAAGGTACAGGTCCTGTAGATGTGTACAAAGATAATACAATGATGAAAAATAACATAAAACCTAAAATCATAAATTGCGTGCGAAGATTCATTTTTCTATAAAATACTATAAGATAATGTATAATTGATAATCGCTAAAATACATATAAAAACATATTATACATATTGTATATTATAATGAATCTTTCCAATGATGAACGATTAAATTTAAAACGTCTTATCGATCAAAGTGACTGTGAAAACAATACAAATAATATAAGAAAATTAAAGCACAGTCTTTTGATTCGTGATGATATTAGAAAAATGGAAATATTGAAGAAAAGTGAAGAATCATTAAGAATAAATGATCCCGAAGCTTTTTCGGAAAAATTAAAAAATGAATGTAGTTTCCTTTATACCAATTATACTGATTTGTTTCATAAATTATTAAAGGACGAACTAGATTTAGATATTATGAAAAAATTACTAATTGTATTGAAATTAATTGAAGACGAAAAAGTAGATCAACATGAAGGTTCTTGTATGGTTGGTAAATTACTCAAAGAATTATATGTTGATTCAGCATTAAGACGCTCCGATAATCTAGACAAAGAATATGGTACAAAACCTGTAGAAAAGGAGTCTGGAAAAAATATTTCATGGCGTGAATTTAAAGTTATGCGTCGTTAATAGATAACGTAATATTTTTGGTGTAATCATTTATAGGATTTTCATTTGGATAACCTATAGGATTACAACACATAGGTACATTATACATATATGTTGTCAATGGAGTATGTGTATGTCCATAAATCCAAGCTAGTATTTTATGGTTATTTTGTTTGATAAATTCATCCATATCACAATAAAACCATTGATTATATGGTGACATTTTCGCAGTTTTATATTTTTCATGAATTAAACTTTGTGATGGCTGATGATGAGTAATTATTACATATTTTGCATCATCTTGTATTGCGGTTTCCATGAAATCAATACATTTTTTGTTTAGTTTATTATATTTCTTATAATCAAAATTCGGTATGTTATACACATCATTTATTTCATATTCAGGTTTAGATATATTTGACCATAATGTTGTACCAAGAAAATTTATACCGTTATATTTTTCTATTTTATTGTCTAAGAAACTTATATTTTTATGTTGTTGAAAGTACTTTTCTAAGTGCTTCTCAGTATCTTCCATCAAATAATTTCCATAATATTCATGATTCCCGGCAATAACAAATGTTTTTGTAAAATTTTCATTTACATGTTTCATAAAATTATCATAATTTTCACTATAAGGATTACCAATATCTCCAGCTAATATCAAAATTTCATCATCTTTTTGTGTTATTTTTTGCAAAATTGTTTTCAATTTATTTGGTTTTATAAATTCCAAATGAATATCCGAAATATATCGTAATTTCATTATTATATAATATAATTACATCATATAATTTTATTTTTATTTCATTTTTATATAATATGTTCAGATAACTATAAAGATAACATGTTCAGATAACATGTTTAAATAACAACGGATTATTATTCACTGAATCCCACATTTCAAAATCCTCTTTAAATTGTTCTTTCAACCATATTATATCATTTTCATCTAATTCTACATTTTCACCTTCCTTTTTACGTGTAACATTGCTATGTTCTAATTCTATATTTTTATCTTCTACACCAATATATTCCAATAGCGAATGTATTTTTTTATTCAAATCTTCTGTATAAATAATAACAATCGAATTGGAATAAAATTCAGGAGCCATCCAATATACCTGTGGAAAATAATGTAATCTCCACATATATCCTGTTACCATCTCATGCATCCAATTATTTTTAATTGCCTCATTATTTCGTTTGAACATTTCAATAAAATCTTTGATTGTATAATCCCCATATTTTTCAGTGAAATCACTTCCACGCGAATTTCTTCCGTGACTTCCATTTTTCCAATAATGATATAATGATACAAATCTATCTACGGGATTTCTTACTATTACAATAGGATTATTATCCTTTTCACATAGATGTTTATGAGTAACACCTTGTATTCTATCGCTATAATGATTTTCAAAATATTTTTCAACACAACTACCCCCACATTTTGGTATATGAATAAAAGTATATACAATTTTATCACTCATTATATAGTAATATTTATCATTACTTTTTATATTTTTTATCTACTAATAAAATATAAAAAGTATTTCTTTATAATATATAATAAATAATAATGAATAATAATTTTTGGGATAATATACAAACTACAGTGAATGATTGTGGATATCAATTCACAAAAGAACAAATTTTAAAAAGAGATCGTAGAATATATAAATCCAATGAATATTATGAAAGTAAGACAAATTATGAAGAAACAAAGGAATATTCTATGAAAGATATATTACATTCACGAGAACTTATTGAAAATGAAATGAAAGATAGTACTCTATTTTTTATAATTAAAAAAAAAATAAAAGAACTATATAATGATGATGAAATTATAAATAATTTATCTACAAAGAATAAAAACACATTTTTTAATGAAATCGTATTATCTTCCTTTGATAAACTCATTGATAATATTTATAAAGGTAGACGTTATAAATTAAAAAATATACAGCACATACTTCCTTATTTTGCTTTTAAAGAGGCCGTTCGTGAAAGAGAAGAATTATATGAAGATATTACATCATTGAAGTTACCGGTTACAGATTTACATGACGCACCCCGTAGGGGTGCGGATATAAATCTTCACCGGTATAAATGCGAAATTAAAGAAAATAGTAAAATATATCATGATTGTAATGAATTTAAAGACGATTATTATGACGACGATGTTCTCGACGACAACATTTATTCACATAAATAAATATTATTTCGAATAATATAATATTTATTGTCCATTTAACGTTCTTCATATATAAATCGTTTTTCCATAGGAACCTTATATCTAATTTTGCTAGATGGTGTGGTTTTATCGAATTCCTCTTCAATAAATCTCTTCATTGGAGTATCCACCTTGCATCTCCTTTTATGAGAGGTATTCTTTCTTTTTCTATATCCACCATGCGTTGTTTTATGCGTTGTTCTTTTTTTATGTGTTGTTCTCCTTCTTCGTCGTTTTTCTGTTCTTTTTTTAGACATTGTCTATATAATAAAAAAAGAATATTTTACTAAATATATGATGGTATATGCAAATAAAAATACAATTGTAATTACAAAATTATAATTGTAATTACAAAATTATAATTGTAATGTAAAAAATTGATACAAATAAATAATTATATAAATATAATTATATAATTTATTACATTATAATGTCTCATCAAAATATGTTTTTGAAACCATCAAATAAGAGACCTTATTTGAAAGGTAGAATATATTCCGTATTACATAAATTCTTGAATGATAATAATAACACTCATTTATGTGTAGATACCGATAATATGAAATTCAAAATTATAAAAAATGAAAATGATGATCATGTTGAACGAGAACATGTTGAACGAGAACATGTTGAACAAGAACATATCGATAATGGTTATCCTCGTAACCGTAAAAAACGTCTAAATAATATCGAAAATGAATTAATTTCACAGCGTATTATAGATAATCTTGAAAATAGTGATAAAATTCCAAAAAGAATCGATTTTAATTTATATTTAAAATGTTTTGTACACGAATTGCGAACACCATTATCCACAATATCATATTCTTTACAGATATTGAATGATAATTATAGTGAATCTCAGAAAAAGGAAACATTACAAGACGTAAAAGAAAGTCTAGATTTTATAGAAACAATACTCACTAAATTTTCTGTAATTCAAAATATGAATATTACATTGAATCCATTTGAACAATTTTCAATAAAACAAATAATTAATAGAATTAAATCCCTTCTACCACATAATTCACAATATAATAATATTGATTTCGATATAAATGCATATGGTATTCATGACTATTATCTCGGAGATCCATACAATTTGAATCATGTTATTATAAATTTAATTAAAAATGCTATCAAATATCAAGATATGTCACATAAAAATAAAATATCTATTCGTGTGTTACCTCATTTCGATGATTCTTCCGATTTAATTGATGAGAAAATGCAAAAAATAAATATTATAATATCTGATACAAATCCTCACATATTACCTCATATAAAAAATCGTCTTTTTGAATCTTTTAATTCTACGAGTGGATCCGGTTTAGGTTTATATATTTCTAAATCAATTATTGAATTGCACAATGGAATTATTTATCATGAATATATTCAACCTATTGGTAATCGTTTTACTATAACTATACCATTGGAAATATATGAGTAATTCGTTTGTCTAATGATGTATTTGGTTTATTTGGTTTATTTTTACAATATAATGTAAAAATAAAACTTGTCTTCTTATTCGTTAAAATTCAGGTTCATGTTTTTTAAATAAACATCCTTGTTTTGTTAAATTTTGAATAGGAATAATGATAGAAGGATCTTGTATACTACAATCTTTTAACCATATTTTTATAATACAAAAATTTTTTTTAGGAGAAATAGTTATTCCATTTATTAAAGAATTATATTTCTTATCAACACATAGTGTTTCCCCACACATAACATAGAATAAGGATTTCCATACAGAATATACTTGTTTATTAATAACCTTAAATGAAAAACATCCACCATTTCTATTACTCGGATCTTCCCACATTGGTGTAATACCATTTCTCATAACAAATAACATACAATTTTTCACTATGTTCTCAGGAATACCTTCATTTATTGCAATCAACTTCTCTGCATTATCTATATCGGAGAATATTTTCTTATAACTCGATAAATCCCAATTCTTATCATGTGGTAAATGGTAATATAAATCCCATTTACCAATTAATGCATGTAGTGGGATTGGATTACTTAATGTATCCATATCTATATTCTCCCGTAATATATATAAATATATTTCTTTATATCCTTGAACATTACATTTTTCATACGAAATTTTCCACACTATAATTATTTTTGTTTAATTCTATATATTGGTTGTTTCTTAATTCTATTATATTAACATCTCGATCTACTAGCTTCAAAACATAATTGGTATCAAAACAAAAGTTTTTTGATTGATAATTTAAACATCTCAAAATAAATGACGGTGTAAATAATTCATTCCCTACAATATACATTGATCTAGGTATATCTAAAGAAATCGATTCCTTTTGCTTTGGATGTGTATATTCTATTGTTAAAAAATATATTGGACATTTTTCAAAAGTTATATTCTTTATTTTATCTTTGTTTATTTTTCTTCGTATCAAATATGTATTGAAATATTTTATCATAACATTTGTATGTTCCGTATGGTCTTCGTATGGTTTTTCATACACTTTATCTTTTGAATATATATTTGCTATTAGTCTATAATTTTCTTTCACTTTGTTTTCTACATATGAGTTTATGTGCATTTCTTTCACATCAAAATATGTATAATATTCAAGTAATTTACGTTTCAATGGACAATAAATAAATGTAGATAACCATACTGAATCTTCGGGTTCGATTTTGAAATTACAAATTATCGATTTTATTTTCAACATATATTTATTAAAAAAATCCACTGTTTTTTTTACATACTCATTCGTTTTGTATATATTATCAAAAAACATTTGAAATTGCACGTATTTTTTGTTTAATATAAAAAAATAATTTAACAATAGTTCTCTATTATAAAATATTGATGTTAAATTATATATCACATAAAATCCTATACCAAATATTATTTCTTTTATGTACATCTATACTATTCATTATATTATCTATTTTATATATATTTTACATATAATTGAATTATTCATAATAAAAATATTGTATTATATCAATATAATGAATATTAACGATATTTCAATAAAAAAAAATAAAAAAGTTTGTTTTTATTTTATAAATAAAGTCATCTTTATCCCGAAAAGAGAAGAAATTATTAAAGTAATTAACAAGCATGATATATGGTGGAGTTTAGAAGAATTCAAACATTTTAACAATTCATTTAAAAACGAAATACAAATTTTTCGTTATTTATATCCATATGTAAATTACAAAGATTTATGTAAAATTATTTTTGATTATTATGATGACTATGGAAATATTAATTATAATGTATTACTGAATTACATTTCTTTTCATATACAAAATATTAGAAATATTACACCAACCGAAAAGAAAAATGGGACAACTAAATAAATTTTTTATAATAACCACTTAAAGAAACAATCCTATTATACCATAACGGAGAAGAACCTATGTTATTTGCTATGTCCTTTCTTGCATTGGAGGTAAATATCTTAGTGGTTTAAAATTCCATCTTTTAGGATGTTCCCTGTATGATTCGTATTAGAATACCACTCAAATATCAATATTCTATAAACTGTTCTTGGTAGGATTTCAATTCCAATGATTCCAACAACAGGCGAACATACTTGTATAATAAAAGTTTCCAACCTCTGATAGTTTATCAGATGTCAAATGGAAGCATGCCTCATAGAGGTGCATTTACATCACCATTAAGAAAATGTCCCATTTTTCTTTTCGGTCGGTGTAATCATGAAAACACAATTATAATATGAAAATGGATAAGTATTTTTACTTTTTCATATTTTTTACAATATGTTCTCCATGTGTCATAATAATTTTTGAAAACACATAAAAATAAAATATAATAATAATGTAAAAATGATTGTAATAGACTCCATCAAAACAAATAAAGAAAAGATTGCGAATGGATTATTACGAATATATTTCAAAAATATTGAATTTACATCCTTGAATAATTTAATCCAGACAGCGGATGATTCTTCAAATCTTCACCGATATAATAATAAAACTTTTCATAAATATGAAGAAGAATTACCTGAAAACATACGTGAATATATTCAAATAATCAAATATGGTTCCATTTATGAAACTCTGCAAAATATGAATCCAAATTGTAATATATTATCTATTAATAAAATGAATGAAATATATATTTCGTGTATAGGTTCTCAAGGTTCCGATCGTGTTTTTGAAACGCCTCATATCGATGGTATTTATTTCTTTCTCCCTTTTTGTGTTGTTTACCGTTGTGTTTTTGCAATACAAGGTAATGATTCTATTGTTACTAGCTTTCCCACTAGAGATATTAAATGTACATTACATGATGACAATTATTGTGCCTTTGATTATAATCGCGAAATACATTATATTTATCAGAATGAAGAAGCATGTGACAAACAGAGGATTTTAATCAAATTACACTACATTTCGTGTCCACGTTTTTTACCGTTATTTATTGTTAACTTTTATAGATTACTTCATTCAAATTATAATAGTTTTATGAGAAACATATTTTTGAAATCGCAACATAAAAATTCTTGGTTAGCCTTTATAGTCAATAACGGAACTGTATTTTTTATTTCTTTCTATACAAATTTACATTTTGTAAAGGTTTTTGCGTTATATTATTTCATTTATTTTTTGAATTATCTATTGTTTGAGAATCCACGTTTATGTAAAATGTTTATTCATTCTGCTGCGAAGAATCTCTAATATGATAAAAATATAATTATATATTGATAATTATATTTCATGATTATTTCTTTGTCTTCTTTGATTTTTTCGTCTTATTGTTCATTTGTTTCTTTCTTTTCGTCATATTTTTCTTTGTCTTCTTTGATTTTTTCGTCTTATTGTTCATTTGTTTCCTTTTTTTTGTCATAATATTTTTTGATTTGTTTCTTTTTTTATTTCCTCCTATTCGACGTTTTATACCAATTATTGGTATAATATCCAATACTTTATTTAATATATCTATTTGAGATTCTTTGTTTTGAAGTATTTCATCTATATTATATTTTTCTCCTTCTTTATTTATGACTTCTATTACCTTTATCAAAATATTATAAATAAGATTATATGGTAAAGCAAAAAATGAAATTTTTTTTTGTTCATCATAAGAATTTTCTATAATAGTATATTGTTGGTAATAATTAATATATTGTTCTTCTTTAAAATAATCTTTTATATATTCTATAGAATAGATATTTATCTTAGGTTCTTCCTCACTTATTTTTTTTAATAAAATATTTCTTTCTATTATTACATTTTTGTAATTCTCTTCTAATTCTTCTATTTTATTATGTAATATTGTTAATTCATTATCTAATTCTTGACCTTTATTATGTAATATTGTCAATTCATTATCTAATTCTTGACCCTCTTTTTTTAACTTTTCTGATAAAGATTCGTTATATTTATTTTCTAATTCTATTATTTCTTGCAATTTTTGTAGATGTTCTTGCTCTATTTCTTCTTTTTCTTTTAAAATTTCTAATGCTTTGTCTTCTAATTTATTTTTTCTATCTTCATCTTCATTTTTTACTTTTATATTTTCTCGTTTTTCAAATAAAATATTAATTAATAAAATAAATAAATGAATTTTTTTCAAATTTTCCATATCATTTTCTATTTTTTTTTTCTCTATTTCATCGTTTTCATTCTCTTTTTCTATTCTCATTTTTGATAATAATTCATTAATATTTAAAATAAAACTATCTTGTGCATATTTCCCTTTTGTTGAAAATATCACTGCAAAAATTACTATAAAATTCAAATTTATTATTTCAGGTTGCGTATCTTTATTTAAAAAATTTATTAATTCTTGTTTAAATTTATAATAATAATTTTTAAATTGTTCTGAATCTATTCTATTTTTTACATTTTCATTAATATCTGTCATCAATTCTGTAAATAAATTCGAAATATTCATAAATGTACCTTTAATTCTTGAAAAATCACATATTTGTTCCATATAAGTATCAAAATCACCATTAAATTCTTTTAATTTTTCTATATTTCCTCCTTTTTTATTCCATTCTTCAAATTTATCATTATTAATTGGAAATAATTTAATATAATTAACATCTGTTATTACTGTTTGTTCTGCAAGATTTAATTCATTATATTTATTTCTTACTTCATCTAATTTTTGAATTGCAGAATTTTTTATTTCCTCTATTTCATATAATAAATAATTTGCTGCATAATATATTGATGGATCATAATGTAATCTTTGAATATTTTCCAAATATTCTTTCAATGGTTTAAAAATCTTTTCTTTGACTTGTATTTTTAATATTTCAACATTATTTGCTATTCTTAAAAATACATTCAATTTTCGTTGCATAATAACTGGATCTATACTATGATATCTTGTATCATAACAATAATACGAAACAAATTTACTTTCACTTCGAATTGTTGGTAATCCAAATAACATTCCAGAATCTTCACATAACTGATCTAATACAATAAATATACATTTCTCTTTTTCTTTAATATCGTGTATATCTAACAATTGAATAAAATCACCAAATGTCTTCAATGACAATATCGATTGTTTTGATAAACCTTTATTCTGTAATCCCGTTATTGCTGATGCACTTTTTTCCCCTCGTGACTGTGGTATTCCAACTGTTGCTGATAATGCATTTACAGACAGTGCTGTTGCATTTCCTTTATCTCTTGGAATTTCCACTTTATTACCATTTTCTTCTATTATTAATTTGTTTTCATTACCAACATTATTTGCATATATTTTAAATAAATCTAAAAACATATATTGAGATATTAAAGAATTTTCATTATTAGTTATTATATAATTATTATTATCTAGTTCTACTGAATTTTTCCCTTTTTCATCATATTTTCTTAAAATTTTTTTTACGTCTTTATTATTATATCTTTTATAAGTTTTTTCACTAAATCCTGGACCTGCATCCCATTCTCCTGTTTTTGATGCTAACATATTAAAACCTTTAATCGCCAAAAATTCTGATATATGTGATTTATCTGTTTCAGTATAAAAACAATCAATATAATCATCATTTAATTGTTTTAAAAATATATCCATTTCTAATGAATTTTGTGTATTTGCAGAACACATGAATGCTGATTCTTTATTTGGTGTTAACCAATATACACCCAATTTATTCATCATTTTACAATATTTTTCCATATATTCTTTTATTTTCTTCTTACATTGTGTTTGATTTATACCATCTCTTGTAGATGTTATTACTGCATTATCTATTTCATCGAATATATTTATAATTGGTTGTTCTCCAAATTGTAATGTTTTTAATTTTGAAAATATATTACTACCTTCTAATTTATTTCTTATTTCTTTTATTTGTTCTATTGATGGAGATACAAAATCATGATAAAAATCTATATAAGAACGAATTAGAGAATAGAAATATATTACATCTTTTATTAAATTTTTTTTTTCTTCATCTTCTATTGTTTTAATAAATTCCTCTAATCTTGTCGGTGGGTCTACTTTCATCTCTTCTAGTTTCTTTTCTTCTTTTATAGGTGTTTCTTTTATAGTTTCATATATCTTTAAAGAATCATTTATGGTACTAAAAATATCATCTATTCTATCAAAATAATTATCACTAAATCTTAATTCATGAAATTCATCCGCTTGAACATGAAACGGAGAATAATTATTTTTATATAAATAATATTTTTCATATTTTTTAATATATTCATCTTTTGTTATTTTTTTTATTTCATCATATTTATTTAAATATTCTTCTAATTCACATGAACTATCAATATATTCACCATCTATTTCACCTGTTATCATATTTCTTATTATAACTATTTTTTTATCATCATCTTCGTAACATTCAATTGATTTTATTTCTTTCGATTGTTTTTTAATAAAATAGAAAAAATTGTTACATGATTCAGGATCATTTAATTTTTTTTTAATATATTCTATTGGTTTTATTTGTTTACATTCTTGTGGTACAGGTGGTGGTAGTGGTCCTGTTACAGGTGGTGGTACTGGTAGTGGTTCTTGTGGTACTGGTAGTTGTACTGGTGGTACTGGTAGTTGTACTGGTGGTACTGGTAGTTCTGGTGTACCTTCTTCTTTTTCTATATCCATTCCCTCATTATTCATAATATATAAAATTACTTATATATTATGTTAGCATTTTTATCCACTAAATATCCAAAGATATTGTATTTTTATCCGATCTATTTTTACGTTTATTTCCACGTCTCGGTATTGTTGTATTTTGTAAATCTTTTAATGAACTTATAGATATCATTGAATCATCTTCTTGATATGCTGTAAATCCTGTTTGTCCTGGTACAGCACTTGTTACTGTCGGTTGTGTAATTGGTGGCTCGATATCCACTGTTCTCGTTTTCAATCCTGACAATATATTATCTATATCTAAATTCTGAGGTCCACGCATTTCTGGTCTCTGCATCTCACTCTGACTTGGTGTTCGAATGCTACGTTCTTGTCTATTTGGATCCACAAAACTATTATTTATATCTACTCCTTGTTCTCTAAACATAGCTCCTCTTGCTACATTAATATCTTGTCTATTACTTTGTGCTGGTGTAAATTGCATTGTAGTTGGTCTCGGTGGTGCTGGTTGATTCTTCGTCTCGATTGGTGCCGGTGGAGGTCCAAAAGACGTATTTATCTTATCTGGATTATTCACCATATTACTTGCAAATGCAAAACCTGGTGATTTTTGACTCATACTACTCACTGTGGCGTTTGTAAACATCTTCATCAATTCTGGACTCTGACGTATCACATCATTGAAACCTGGTGTAGCAGTAGATAAAGCCTTGTTTGTGAAATTTACCATCATTGCACTAAATCCTAAACGTAACAATAGAGATAATTCTGGTGAAAGTTTTCCTCCCTTGTATTTTTCATGTAATTCTGCGAATATTTCATCATAACTATCTATATCCTCTGATACTTGTTCTCCCCATCCATCTAAATTTATATCAAATGGATTGAATGATGCATTTGCATATTCCACTGAATTTACAAAAGTAATAAACCACCATTGTTGTAATTTTATACTATCCTTCTTACGTTTATCTTCCAATGCCGCCTCATATTCATCTTCTATTTCTTGATAATCTGAATCATTGTTGAAATGTGGTATATTCTTTATTTTTCCACTCTCATACCATTCTTCCAATTTTTTAATCATCATACGTTTCTTTCTTCGTCGTTCCCTATCCGTGACCTTTGAAGGTATATCTGATTTATCAACAGTTGGTATATCATTGAATTTCGTGAATCCATCCCATGTCTTTGTATTTCCTACTGTTTCCTTTGTTGCATGACCCAAATTTGAATCATTCTTTTCCGAACTATTGTCTGTAGATACTGGCTGTTGTGGTGTTTCACCGAAACCAAATAAATTCGATGTAAATCCACTCAAGCCACTCAATGTTTTTGTACTTGTATTTGTATTAGAACTACCTGATAATTCATTCAATTCATTCTCTAAACTATCTAGTTCTCCTAAATCTATATTCACATTATTTGATGCATTTCTTTTTTTATCATTCATAAGTAATTCTATCCCTGGTCCGAAATTTGAACTATCAATATTCATTGAAACTGGTTCTAAATCATTCAATCCCAAATCAATTACCTCCATGTATTATATTATTTTATATATTAGTTATTTTTAAGTCTTCCGCATTTCATTTATTATTATATCGAGAACCTTTTCTTTATTACATTATATATTCTATACCATCTCTATTTTTAGGTTCTCCGTAGTTTTTATTATTTTTTTATTTTTTAAATACCAAATACCTTGTAGAAAACAATCCGCCAAATCATCCTTTTTCGGTGTTGATAATAAATATTTCCATTTATTTAGGTTCTCGTTATTTTCCAAATAATGATTGCAAATAATTATACTATCTTTCTTATGTTGTCTATAATTATTACCTTCTGATTGTATATTTTCTGTTGCCGTATTTATTATACTATCATATCCTTTCAATTTATTTGAAGATGATACGAATTCTATATTATTCGATGGAGAACCTGACATTATATAATACTGAGCTAACATACCTTGTATTGTCTTCATTCTATTTGCTATTGGTGATATTTGGTTCTCGATTATTACATGTGTTATTTTTTCTATTTCCTTTATTTCATCCAATGACTTTTTCATACTCCTTCCAATACTTATTAAATCTGTTTCAGATGCTGTCTTTTCCTTTATTTTTTTTATAGGTTCGAGAACATTTTTCTCATGGTATTTATTTATTTCTTCCATCATATATTTCTTATTATGTTCTATATTTGTAATAAAATGATTATTACAATATTTTAACAACTCATCTACTTTCAGTTTTTTTATGTTGATTTTATCCGGTAATTGATATTTTGACATCTTTGCATGTTTTTCACAATATGTGTTCTCTCCCTTTTGATATTTCGCTTGTTTCCCACATTTTGCTTGAGAACTTTTCAAACTACAATTACACGTAATTATTTCATTCTTCTTTTCCATTAAATTCAATACATTCCAATCTATAATAATAAATGGAGAACTTGAATCACTAATATCAAAAATACAATACGCCATGTTTTTTATTCCCACATCAAAACTTATTATTCGCATAAAATATTATATATTATGTGAATCTTTTATCTATTTTTCTCTCTATTTATTTTGCATTTGACAATAATTGATCTTGTGTAATAACTGGAGAAACCTTGCGTGATTCCAATTGTTCTCTTGTTAGATAAATTTGCTTCAAATCCGAATTTGATATTCCCATTACTGTACGATCATCCATTATAGATGAATATAAATATGGCGAAGAATGATATACATTATCTGGAATTTTTGGTGCTTCTGTATAGCGTTTATAATATCCTACATCATTGCATGCTTCTGTGAAATTATAATTGATTATTTCCTTTGAATTATGTGTCAAATACTGTCTATATTTCCAATTGGTTTTTATATTATTATTCACAATCATATCGTTATTTATAACTGCCTCTGGTTGAAACGATGCAGTTATTGATCTTCCATCGCTCATTAATGGTGGAAATCCCTCATATTTATTATTTGTATTATATCCTAAAGATGATTTTGGTATTGTTTCTTTTACAACCGGATATGCACAATTCAAATTTTCACCTCTTGATAAAAAAGAAAACATTATATATTTCATATATATAATTTTTTATCCATCTAATCCATTGTTTCCAATAATCGAATCAAATCATTCTTCTTCAATTTATTTGTTTCTGTTGCTAATCCCTTTGAAATTACTAATGTCTTCAATTGTTGAATATTCATACGTTTATATGATTCTTTATCTTCCGTTGTTAAATTCATGTTTTCCGGTATTTCAATTGTTTCTTCCAATTTATTTATATGAATAGATTCCACCTTTTCTTCTGATTGTTCTATTTCGCTTTTTTCGGAAATTTCATCTGCATCATCACTATTGATTATTTCCGATATGTCATCTTCGATCATTTCTTTTTCATCCGCATTCATATCCACCTTTTCCGAATCTTCATATTCCGTTTCATGTATTACATGCAATTTCATATTCTCCTCATTCATATTTATCTTTTTAATATCTCCTTCTTTTTCCTCTTCATATTCATCGTCCGAAGTATCATCATATTCTGATTCGTAATCATATTCTTCTTCCTCTTCATTATTGGGTTGCATTGGTACTTGCTGCATTGGTACTGGCTGCATTTGTTCTGACTGCATTGGTACTTGCTGCATTTGTGCTTTCTGTGTAAAATCATACATTTCATTATTAATTACTACATTTTTCAATAATGATAATTCTTTTACTATATTATTCATAATTTCAAACATAGTAGCATTTTTTTGTTCTAAAATCATCAATCGACCTTTGAAGTGGAAAATTAATAATATGATCAATACAAAAGTTATTGCTAAACTTATGAAAAAAAAATTTTCAATATAATTCATAAATCCCATTTTACTATGTAATAATAAAATAATAGCTTATTACAAACGAACGCTTTATATTTTTTATTATTAAATAGACTATTTATTTTTACACCTTTTGACATTTACATATTTGCATCTATCATATACAAAGAATGCAAAAACGGATGATTCAATGCCCCCATAATATATTATATTGAACATCTTTTTTATTTTGTATTATTTTGTATTATACTATATTATATTATGGAGAACAATCAATCACAGGGATTTCTATTTAAAACTCAGCAAGTTGCACAAAATACTTCTAATTTCTTTAGTGATAAAAATACACTCATTATTATATTAATTACACTTCTCATTTTATCTCTTTTAGGAATAAATATTCTTCATATTACCGGAAATTTTGTTCAAGCAATTACTAATATCTTTGGTCCATTCATTACCCAATTATTATCTTTCTTCGGTTATACTACCGGTTCTGTTATTAGTAAAACCGCCGACGTTGTTGGTGATACTACAAAAACTGGTGTAGATATCGCTACCGGTACCATCAAAGATGTTGGTGATCTTCTTAAAAATGCTAGTCAAGGTCAAATAAATACGGATTCTAAAGCTTCCTTAGATCGTGCGTTAAATGATGGCTCGAAAATTGATTTTTCCAAACCACCTTCAGAACCTTCTCCTAATGCATCTGAAAATCCTATACAAAAACCTATTAGTTCCAATAAAAATACCTGGTGTTTGGTAGGAGAATATCAAGAAAAACGTGGATGTATTTCTATCGATGAACACGATAAATGTCTATCTGGTCAAGTCTTTCCATCACAACAAATGTGCTTGAATCCCAATCTTAGTGCTAATGTATAAATCATTGTAGAATGGAAAACAATATAATCATTTTACACAGGTGATGTTCCCACTGATGCTACTGTTGACGCCATAGAAAATGGTGAATATGAAGATACCGGCGAAGTGCTCAATATATTACAATTCGTAGATACTGTGCTTGTACTCGATATATTCGCTATTATACTACTATTAAAACTGTTGTAATACGTAACTGTATAACTCAATGGTGTTATAGTTAAATTAAATACTAATTTTATATCATATATGTAACCTGGTGTAGTATACAAAGTCAAATTATTTATTCCTATATTCCCCATATACTGCGTTGCTTGAAATCGCCCCCTTTTACCATATGTATTCATTGTCATATTTATGGTATTATTTGTAATTGTAGGACTCGATATTCCATACGAATTCTTTATGGATGTATCACTACTTGTTACTATCGTATTATTATAAAATACATAGATTTTGACACCCGATATTTGAATATTTATATTTTGTCCACTCGAATCTATTACATTTCCTGTTATATTCAATCCTATCGGTGTATTTATATTAAATACTGTATATGGTTGATTTATCAAATAACGAATATATATGCTACATAATGTATTATAACTATTATCTGTATACATTATATCATTTGATTTAGATATTGACCATGCATCCGTGTTATCTTGAGACATTATTGCATAGGAACGTGTTATAGTCGGATTTACATAATTATATAATGGTACATTCTCATCGTCTATTAAATACATAACTGGACCTGGTACATCACATGATGATGTAGGTGTAGGTATTAAATTATCATTTGGACATATATTGTTATTGTTTACTGATTTTGTTATTTGTTCTTGTGATAATGTCTGAGTCTTCCCATTCACTAGTAATGCATATTTCTGTGATTTTGTTAAATTATTTGTTTGTGTACTTTTCACATTAGAATTATATTTCAATATTTCCGCTTTTCTTCTCATATCAATCTGTTGTTTTGTGTAAATTATTCCATTTACTGGTTTTCCATAAGGTGATGTTTCTAATTCTGTACGAACCGGTGGTACATTAAATAATTGTTGTCGTCTTCTTTGTGTACATATATCAAATATTATATTACTACTCATTATACTATATTATAATATGTTATAATGATAATGATTTTGTATATGTAATTATTTTTATCTAATGCAATTTATTTCCATACCACAACGTAGATAAATATGTATAATAACCTAAATTCGAACTAATTGCCGAACTTTGTGTCATATTCGGTCCTCTCATCACTATATTGTTTATTTCAAATACACCTAATGCGTGATCATAATATACTAAATTTGACAATTGTCCATTGAATCCACCATTATATCCAACATGTACATCGTCGTAATTCTGTTTTGGTACATCATTCAATATTTTACGACCAGAAATAACACCATTCATATAAACATCCATTACGTTATTTTGAATTCGGATAGCTAGATGAAACCATTTCTTTAATGGAATATCTGTGATATCCAAATAACTATTATTGTCTGAAACTGTATCCATAAATATACGTATTGAATTTGTATTTCCATCCATTACATAAACACCTGGTGCGTTATTTACAGATCCTATACCTATTTTTTCACCACTCGTATCTCTTGGGTCACCCGATTGAATATAGTCCGCACTTCCTTTATTAAATATATTACTAAATGTGGGAGGAGTGCTTGCTCCTTGACGTTTGGGATTCAAACTGTTTATTAATAGCCATACTGACCATGTGGATTCTAAACCCGAATTTCGATTATTTGATCTTAATATTGTAATCGAATCGGGATTTCTTGGATTTTGTGGTACATTTATATTTGAATTACCTGATATCAATCCATTTATTAAATATGGACTTCGATTCAATTGTGTAAAATATACTATCAAATTCATTCCTAAATTTATTAAAAATACGAAAACTATCACCACAAATATGATAAATGCGAATTTGGCTATAATACTATTCGAATTCAAAAAATCCTGACTAGCATTTACAACATTTTGTGATGAAAATTGATCCAATGTATTTGCTATTGATTGTTTTGTTGAATCAATGGTTGATGTAACATTAGACAATCCTTGTGATGCGGTTTGTGATATAGTCTCTGTATTTATTTCCGGTAATTTTACTTCTGATATTTGTTTTCCTATTGATTGTACTGTATTTTTTGCTGCTTGAATTGGTTCTTCCATCTTATATATATAATAACTATTATATATAATAATAAGTTTTTTCATTTGTAATTATGTCTGCTTTTCACCTTTGGTGTACATGTACAATAGTCTAATATAATGAAAATGATTTTTGTTCGACATTATCTTGTAATACTGACAATTTTACATTGAAATTCAATGATCCCATACCATTACCTTGAACATAATAATTCCACGCCGTTTGTGGATCAATTGGTGTTGACCATCGATTCAACATTGCTAAAAATATATCTGGATTATTCAAATCTCCCATTGAAATATTTTGTTGAGAAATTTTTGGTACATAAGATAACTGCGTGGATTTTACTAATTTTCCATCCAAATAACAATCTACTATCTGATTATCTACACTAACAATTACATATGTCCATTTTTGAACAGGGAAATTATTTGTTATTATGATATCACTTGCTGGTTGGCTAGTACTACTAGATGCTATACTACATCTTAGTGTTGGTGTTGTTTGATCTAGAGATAATTTGAAATCGGAACTTCTCGATATAAGTGTCTTTGGAAATGTCGTATTCCATGAATTTACATATACCCATGTACCATATGCATATCTTGTTGAATTCGCATTTACTAGTGTATTGTAATTTATTGAAGGATTTGTATTATTCAAATTCACTAATTGAGCCATTGAAGACGTTCTACTAATGTAATATGTGTATAAGAAATATATTAAAATAATTACAATAATTCCTAAAACTATAACAACTGGATTCATTATATATTTTACATAAAGATTTTATATTATGGCTCTCATTATGTTTATTTTATTTTGCTTCTGCAATAGTCGGTGGATTACTATATTGTAATAAATTATATATTCGTGTTATCTCTGTTTCACTCAATATTGACTTATAATAACATACATTACATATTGCTCCATTTAATCCACCCGTTTTATTACTTCCTACTATTATATTATCCATCTCTCTACCATTCAATGGTATATTATCGTTTGTAAATTCAAATGTTCTCTCTAAAATACCATTTACGAATAAATCGCATTTATTATCATGATAATTAAATGCAAAATAATTCCATCTTTGCATTGGTAATGATATTTCATATCGTTTTTGTTCATCAGGTGCATCTGGATTATTTGTAAAATAAATAATATATTTATTTATATGTTCTTTTCCATCATTTACGTATGTAACGCGTGGTTTACCTCCCGCGTAATTAAATATATTTGATTCATCTACATAAGATTCCGTTGAATTTGAACCTGGATTTACATATGCCCAAAAAGATATACAATAATTACTATTTCTATATACAACTGTATTATCCATTTCACCTTTTTTATGGAGATTCTTATCTAATATGAAATATGTACTGTCTGCGATTATATTTTCTTTATTTAAATATACTGGATCATTCATTATTATTGTTGAATTACGTTTAACAATTGTAGATATTATTTTGGGAATAAAAATATAGGATAATATCAGTATAATTTCAATGATAAATAAAACAAACACCGTATTTGGTGTAATATTTAATTGCTGTTTCATATAATTTATAAAATCCGTAAATAAACATGGAATATAAAATATTAAATTTATTATGAATCCCAATGTTCCTGTCTGTTTTCTTAAATAATTACTAAATATAGAATAAAAAATTGCTAATCCACCTATAATAATTAAAATCAGGAATAAAAATAATACATAATTCATAGCAACTAATGATGAACCTGATGCATTTGAATAGAAATATCCTATAATTGCTACTAATAATAACGCTAGTGATAAAAATACTAATTTATATGGGGAATATATATCTCCATCTGCAAATAATTTTGTACTTGAATATATACCTATAAATATAGGTAATAATATGACAAATGCGTAAATATATGTCTTATTTGTTAGTGCATCTTTGTCCGTTGATGCATAATAAATGAAAATGGAGGATAATAATACGAATATAAATAATGTGGAATGTTTCATCATCATTTTTCTTATATTGTTTATTGTTCCTTCATCTAATATGTTAATGGAAAAACGATTTAATAAAAATTTATATGTTTCTGTAGTTTTTAATTCTTCTGGTTTCATATTCAATAACAAAGTTAAGAAATAAATAATATATAATACAATAATTGTCACTATAGGTACTACAATTGCAATAATTGTATTCTTTTCTAATTTCGGTATATTTGGTTGTAAATATTCTATTTGTGTTGGTATTTTTTCTACTTCTGTTTGTATATTTCCTATATTTGACATTATATAATTCAATCATATTATATTTTCATAATTTCATTTTTATCTATATAAATCTTTTTTGCTATGTTACGTAATATAGCCTCATGATTCTTTTGTTCTTTACTATATTCATTCGATCGCATCGCCAATCGTAACCACTGGTTATATTTTGGAGAATCCAATATTTCATATTCTGGATTTTTTAACTGCCATGGATGAACTAAATCACTGTTTTTTCTTCCTACTGATGCAATAAATTTCCTCATCTTCTCATTATCCTCTGTATCCTTTTCCCATTTATCATTATCTTTGATATGAATTACCTCACGTTTTAAATCTGTACAATGAATTGGACGTTTATATAAGTCCAATTGATTGAGATTATCCATAATTATCTTGGTAATACCGTTTACGTAGCCATGTTCTCCAACATACTCTAGGTCTTGTAACGATACGTCTATTGAGTCTATAAAATCCGATAAATTCATTGCGTCTTTACATTGTTCATTCAGAAAAAAATTAAGATTGAATTTTTGGTTATTATTTATCGTGTTAATAATTGTATTATTTGTTGTATTTTTACCTGTGTTTCTTGATAGTTCAATCATCTGTTTGTTTTGTTCGATCATCATATTCTTGAATTCCTGATTGTCCTTCAGCAGATCCTGATTATTTTTTATTATAATGAAAAATAAATCCTTGTCTATTAATATGTTATTTTCTTCATTTATTTTATCTAGTGTTTCTGCTGTTTCTTCTAAAGCAATACTATCCATTTCTTCTGTACTTTTACAAGATTGTTTATGTTTCCACAGGGATTGGCGTGTTTTGTATATTTTTGTACAATTTTTACACGAGAATTGTTCAGGGGATTTTTTGTCATCCGTTTTTAACATTGTATGTTTTATCGTAAGAATATGTTTATTAAAATCTTTTTTATTAGACGTAATATAGTTACATTTATTACAAAGAAAAACTAGGGGATTTTTTGTCATCCTTTCCATTTTTATCGTCTTATAAAATATTGTATTATTTTATTTTTATACACTTATTATCGTTTATTATATTTTTTTGGGATGCGTCATCCAAAATCCCATGGAAAATGGATGACGCAAAAATCCCCTAAAAATATTGAAAATTTATGCAGCGGTTTTTTTTCGCGTTTTTTACGATTTCGCTGCATTATGCTCACAACCGCTTTTTTTACAAAAGTCCAGGCCAGGTTTTCGAAAATGGACATTTTTATTTTTGTCCATTTTCAAAAAATTTACTGACTTTTTTTCTTAAAATTGTTACCATAAATTTCTAACCATTTATAATGACTTTTTATGTGACTGGTTATGTAGTGGGAGTGGAAACTATCGTTTTCACCGGGTGGAAAAAATTCCAGGAAATGACGTTCTAGTGGTAATTTTCAATGATTTATATTAGAATTCTAATATAGAAATATTTCTACTGGTAGAAATATTAGGGGATTTTTGTGTCATCCATTTTTTTATTTATCGTCACAAAAAACATATGAATATTTTATTTATTTACACTTATTATCGTTTATTATATTTTTTTGGGATGCGTCATCCAAAATCCCCTGGAAAATGGATGACGCAAAAATCCCCTAAAAAATATTGAAAATTTATGCAGCGGTTTTTTTTCGCGTTTTTTACGATTTCGCTGCATTATGCTCACAACCGCTTTTTTTACAAAAGTCCAGGCCAGGTTTTCAAAAATGGACATTTTTATTTTTGTCCATTTTCAAAAAATTCACTGACTTTTTTTCTAAAATTTGTTACCATAAATTTCTAACTCTTTATAATGACTTTTTATGTGACTGGTTATGTAGTGGGAGTAGAAACTATCGTTTTCATCGAGTGGAAAAAATTCCAGGAAATGACGTTCTAGTGGTAATTTTCAACGATTTTCTAATAGAAT